ATGAGGCAATGGGATGAACTGATCGCCGGCTACGTCGGATATTTGGTGGCCATCGGCCGGCCCAAGACCACGCGCCGGCTACGGCGGTGGCAGATCACTTACCTGCAGCAGTCATTGAATCTGCCGGTCGAGCGCATCACCCAGGACGACCTACTCGGATGGTTCGAGATCCACGAGGAGTGGAAGCCGGAGACCCGGCGTAGCTACCGCGCCGGGGTGCGGGGATTCTTCGCATGGGCTCACAAATATGGCCTCCTACCTGAGAACCCAGCGCTCGAACTGCCGCAGGTAAAGGTGCCGCGCGCGGTTCCGCAACCGGTACCAGACGGAGTGTTCGCCGATGCTGTCGCCGCCGCATGCCTACGCACGGCGCTGATGCTGCGGCTGGCTGGCGAGGTTGGTTTGCGGCGTGCCGAGGTGGCCAAGGTGCACACGGGAGACCTCCGGTATAGCTCCGGCGGTCCGCAGCTACTTGTGCACGGCAAGGGGTCGCGCGAGCGCATCGTGCCGATCAGCGCGGACCTGGCCGCCAAGATCGCCGCGGGCCCGGCCGGGTACGGCGCGATCGGCTGGCCGGCCTCGGGCTGGCTGTTCCCGAGTCCGCACGGTGGCCATGTGACCGCGGCGTGGGTGGGCACGCTGTGCTCCGATGCGATCCCCGGCGTGTGGACGATGCACAAGGCGCGCCACCGCTTCGCCAGCAAGGCGTACCGCGGCACCCGCAACATCCGAGCGGTGCAGGAATTGCTCGGGCACTCCAACCTGGCAATCACCGAGCGCTACACCGCGGTGGACGACGACGAGATGCGCGCTGCGATGATGGCTGCCGCTGCCTGATTGAGGCTGACGCAGCAAGGGCCGGGCGATGCTTGAATCGCCCGGCCCTCGTCGTTTTCACGGTTTACGCTGCGCCTCATGAGCGAACTGCAGCCGCCACCCAAACGGAAGATGAGCCGCCTGGCCAAGGTCGGCATCGGCATCGTGGTGGCATTCGTGGCCCTGGTGATCATCGGCAGCCTGGCCCCGAAGCCGCCCGCTGACGAGCAGCCGGCCGCCGCGCCGACGTCGAGCTCCACGCCCGAACCGACGACCGCGGCCCCGACCGAACCGATTGAGAACTCAGAGCCCAGCAGTGCGCCGACCCCGGCCCCGGCCGCGCCGAGCACGCCGCAGCCGCCCACACCGCCCAATGGGGTTACCGCCCGCGTCGGGTCGGGACCCGCCGGTGACGTGGTGGTCACCGAGTTCGACATTCACGACAGCCTCACCAAGGGCATGATCGCCAGCGGTGCTCGGCGTGACACCGTCGACATTCTCAAGTGGGCCGACGAGGCCTACCCGCAGGCCACCGAGGTGACCGTGCAAGGCCGGTTCCCGATGAAAGACGCCTACGGCAACACCTCGAACATGACGATCCTCGACGTCACGTATTCGAGGGCGACGCTGGACAAGATCAATTTCGACGGCATCGACAGCGACAAGATCTGGGATATCCGCGACTACGGCACGGTGCACTCCGAGCTGCAGTAGTCCCCACCCGACCAACTCCGCAGGGCCCCGAGGCGACGTCTCGGGGCCCTCTTTTTGTTTCGCTGAACTGTTGCGTACGCTACCAAAGACTGTTGCGTACGCCACCCAACATTGGTAGCGTTCACCACACATTGTTGGTAGCTCACACAACTGGTGGTGCCCTGATGATCACACCGATCAAGTTCGAGATCCGCTGCGCGGCTTGGGACTGCAATCCCGACCGCTATCCGTATGCGCGGGTCATGTCGAAACCCCTTGTCGTTGACGCTCGTTCGCGGCGAGAAGCCGCAGCACAAGCCTGCAAAGCGGGGTGGCGGCGTACGCCCGGCCAGGGCATGGACTTCTGGTGTCCGACGCACGCCGCGATCGGTTGCAAGCCGTCGTAGATCGGCGGCAGCACCCCGAGCTTGTCCCACGCCCTTTGTAGCGTCCGCGACATAGAAGCTGATTCAACAACCACCACTTGAGAGGTGCATTGTGATCGCTCTGACCTGGGGCCCCGACGCCGCACACCAGCGGCTCGCGCGCTGGCAAGTGCGCGTGCTCGAACGCTGGGCCGACGAGGACGACGCCGCCGAGGAGTCCGCGAGTGCCTGAGACCCTCACCGACCGCCTCGTCACCCTCGCGCAGCTGAACGGCTGGGCCATCGACGACCGCCGGCAGATCGGCCTCGTGTGGTTTTCGCGCGGCCCCGTCGAGTGGGCCCACCTCGGCACCGACGCCGAGGGTGAGCGCGTGCTGTCGGCCTGCGGCGGGATCAAGGGCCGCCCCACCCGCTACTGGGTGTCCGGCCGCACCAACGCGATTGGCGCTACCCACACCGATCGCGCGGCCGTGCTCGCCGAGCGCCTGGCCGCCGCGCCCTACCGATTCACCGACTGACTTCGCCGCCGAACGCCAGCCGACGGCACCCCCTCCAATCGACCCCCTTGCTGGCAACGAGAGAGAGCGCATCCTGATGATCACCACACCAACCCGGCCGGGCGCGTCGAAACGGGCCGTGTTCCGGTTTTTCGCCGCGATGGCATCCGCCGCGGTCCTGGCCGGCTGCGGCACCCTCTGGCTTGCCGCCCAGGCCAAGGCAGAGCCCGAGTCGTACGTCGTGTTCGACTCGAACGTCCTGCCTGATGAGCCCGGCTGGCTGCCGGCCGGAACGGTGACTCTGCGATGAGCGCGTTTGAGCCCACACGACCCGACGGGGCGATCTTTCATCAGTGCCAGACGTGCGCCGGCACAGGCTGTGTCGCTGATGAAGAGTGCGCCGACTGCGCCGGAACCGGGGAGTGGTTCGAGTGAGCCTCTTCGACTACCGCGCGGCCCAGGTGATCATGAAAGCCGACCCACCGTTCTACGCGCTGATCATGGCCGCGATGAGCAAGGCCGACACCCTCAACCTCGCCAAGCTGCGGGCCGCGTTTCCCGACACCTACCGCGAGGTCGAGGCCCGCTATAACGCACCCGGCGCGGTCCTGCCCGAGGACGGTGAGTGATGGCAGCCGGGGAGCGTCCCGAGAACGTGCGAATCGTCGACAAGGAAACCGGCGAGGCGACGCCGTGCGAACTGGCCTACGTCGGTGTCGACGAGAACGGCGTCGGGGTGTGGGAGGTGTCCGAGCACAACCCGTTCGATCCGGCTCGACACATGGTTCGCGTCGGCCGGCTGCCCGGCAAGACGGCAATCATGTTCCCCACCCGGCCGGGGGCTGGGGGTAAGGGCTGATGACACACCTGCTGCGCTGCCCGGCCTGCGGACCGTTCGGCATTCGTGCGCGCCGCCGCAACCGCCGAGCCGCCGACAATGCCCTCGTCCGATTTCACTCGCAGCTGGCCGCCGAGGTCCGCGCCGAACGCCGCCAGCCGACCGTGACGTTCTACGACGCCAACTTCCGCCGCATCGGTCGGCCGATCAAGGTCCGAGACCTCGCCTCGCACGGAATCGAGCTGGTGTCCGTATGACGCCGCGGTTGCTCCTGGTGATCGCCGCGGTAGCGCTGGGCGTCGCGGTCGCCGCCCTGATCGCCGGCAGCGCAACGCTGTTCGGCACCGCCCTGGCCTCAACGATGGCTTTCGGGATCGCCGCCGACATTCTGCGTGAGCAGACCACCACGACCAAGACCGATGCAGGAGAACAGCACCCATGAAATACGAACTCGAGGACGCCGAAACCACCCACTACTCAGCCCAGTTGCCGAGAGCGCTGACGATCAAGACGGTGCAGAAGCGATTCGTTCCGGCCGACGGTGCGGCCGGGGACGTCTACACCGAGGAGCTGCCAAGCGGCCGGCATCGCAGCTTCCTCCTCGAACGCATCACGATCAAGTGGGAGTTGCGCACCGATCGATCCGGCGTGCAACGGCGCATCACCGCTGAGGGCCGGACCGTGCTGGCCAACGGCGAGATCTCGTGGCTACGCGAACTTCGGCTGGTCTCGCCAGCCCACGCCTGATGACCTGCTGGCCCTCGCCACCGAACACGACCCGTGGCCCGACTATCACGAGAAAGGATGAGGCTGTTGCCTGATTTCAATCGACGCCAACGCTCGGCCACGTGCCGCACCTGCGAGGGCAAGCTGCGGTTCTACCCGAAGCCGCTCGACGAGGCTGCGATGATCGCCGAGGACGAGACCGAGGGTGCATGGGCGCACCTCAACGTCAACGACTGGATCAACGACCCGCACCCGCCCGACCCGCAGGAGAACACCACACCGTGAGAATCACGACCCAACGCACCGAGCTCCTCACCGAGGTCTACGAACTGCCCGACGAGCTGCGCACTGCCACCGACGCCGAGCTCCTGGCCGACGCAGAGAAACGGGTGCCGGTCGAGGGCCGGCGGGAGCTGCAAGACGATTGGGTCGTCGTCGATCGCGGCCAGGACGATATCGAGGCGGCTGCCGCGGCCTACCGCGGCATCACCGCCGAAGCCAAACGCGCCGAGGAACGGGTCAAGGCGCTGGTGCTCGCCGTGCCCGACGACCGCAGCGACCCGAACTACCGCAGCGAGCACAAACTCGCGGTCATGCTCGGCATCGACCGCACCACCATCCGACGCTGGCGCGGCAAGGCATGATGCCCAGTATGAGCAGCGAGCGAATCGACCTCGGCGAGCTGTCGATCACCGCGAACGAGAGCATCCCACCGGGGGACGTGTGGGTCGGGCCAGCCGGTGACGGCCCCTCACCCCGCCTACTCGACGCATTCGCCCGAGGCGAGGTCACCCAGGGCGGCCTTGCCGAGGCTGGCTGGCGAGTCCTCGGCAAAGTTGTCGGCGACGGCCCGGAACTTTCGCCCAGTAACCTCACGTAGCTGCTGCGGCTGATCTGGCTCTGGCCAGCTATGCGCCAGCCGCACGCAGCCGAGGATGACCGCCAGGACGCCGGCCGATGCGAGCAGCGTGGTCCCGATGACGAGGGCCGCGAGCTGGCCGGTACTCCACACCTCGCACACCTCGGTCACGGGGCCGGTACGAACCTTCCCACGGTCGTGAGATCGACCACCGGCGGCGACCATTCGTCGTCCTCGGCGTCGTAGTCGGCCACGGTGGGGCCGAGGAAATAGAACCCGGCGAACCGGTATGACGTGCCGAGGATCGTCATGGGCCCGAAGTCGACGCGCCACGCGATGCGGCTGGTGCCGAGTTCGAGGGTGTCGTCCGCGTCGTTGGCGATGAGTGGCACGCCCTCAGCGGCCTGCTGCTCGTCGATCTCGCCCTGCGTGGGGGGATCGGTCTCACCGGCCGGTGCGTTGAGCCTGGGGAGCCGCAGAACGCCGGTCTCGATGCGCGCCTTGGTCGGCAGCAGCAGCACCGTGACTGGCGGCGTGAGGCCGGTCAGCCGGCGCTCGACCTCGCCGGTGACGATGCGGTTGTCGGTACCGACCAGATGCGGGGTCAGGGTGACCTCAGCCCACGGCCGGTACTGGTCGGGCCGGATACCGACGTCGAGGGTGTCGGGCACGATGCCGCGGTAGTTGCCGGTGCACAGGAACCACGGGAGCTCTGCTAGGTCAGCCATCGCCGTTCGGTCCTCCGCTTCCGTCGTCGACGAGTCGGCCGGCGTCGTCGAACGGCCGCCAGCCCGATTTCCACTTTTGCTCGAACGCCTCAATCGGCATCCGGTGCGCCGGCCGCCGGCCACGCCGCACTTCATCGAGATCGTCGTGAAAGTGCCAGAGCTCGTCGTAGATGACGTAGGCGCGGAGCATGTCCTCGGCGTCCTGCACGACGTTGAGTTTGTCGCCGAGCCGCCGGAGCCCGTCCTCCATGCGGCGCACGTCGGGCGGTGTCATCTCGCGCATCGCTGCGGCGGCCAGCTTGCGCGCCTCCTCCATCGCGGCGTCACGGCGCTGCTTTTCGAGGCGCTCGGCCTTCTCTTTCCACCGCTGTGACAGTCCGGTCCACCGGATGAACCGGCCGATGAGCGTGAACCGCTCAGCGAGCTGGGGCAGGCTCAGCCAGACAACGATGCCCAGCAGGACGATGACGGGGAGGTTGTCGACCAGGTCGAGGAGCAGCTGGTCGACGGTGACCGCAGCAGCGGCACTCATATAGGTTGTCCGATCCGGCGAATGAACTGAAAGTTGGCGTAGGCAAAGCCGCCCCACATCAGCGCGGTGCGCCAGCCGTACCAGCCGCCACCCTCAAACCCGCGGCCGACTATGTCGAACATCGACGAGGCCGACAACACCACGAACGCCGCGAAGATCACCGTGTGCGCGGTGTTCGACACCCATCCCCATTTCCACCGCTTGGACGTCGCCAGCAGTGGGTGCTCATCGCCGAGAATGAGCCACTCGACGAGGAACCCGGACAGGCCCGCGCCGATGATGACCGCCCCCCACACCCACAGCGGCAAGAATCCACGTTCGACGAACGTCAGCGCGGTCGACGAGCCGGGCGGGGTGAACAGGTAGTCCAGCCCGAACCCCATCGCGATGATGAACGCCGCGAGCTGAATTCGGCGCGCGAAGTGCGGTGCGACGAGTCGCCACGTCACGAGCTGCCAGCCCTGCCCTTGTCCACGTTCGCTACCCGGTAGACCAGCCAGGTGCCGCCGATGGTGGTGACCGCGAACGTGATCCAGTCCTTGCCGGTCTCCGGTAGCGGCTCCTGATTGGTCACCCATCGGGTGGCAACGTTGGTCGCCAGCAGCGACAGGAACGCGAGAATCGATTTCCAATAGTGTTGCCAGTTCACGATGCAGCCCTTTCATTTCAGGTGAGGACCGGGACCTTGGTGGCCCAGTCGCGGACGTGTTGGATCGCCAGCCCGAGGTAGGTCATGCCGGGCCAGACCTCGGCGAACTCGTAGGTGATGTGCGGCTTGGTTGGCGGCTGGTCGAGCGCGAACGTGAGACCGATGCGCCCGGCAGCTGCCGCGGCCGCGGTGCCGGTGAGGTTGTCGGGATTGCCCACACCGATCAGGCCGCCGAGCGCGCCGATGAGCAGCGGCAGGCCCCACATGGTGAGGCCGGGGATGCCGTTGGACAGTGCGCCGAGCGCATCCGGGACGGCAATGCCTGCGTCGGCGGCGATCTCGGGCACCACGGTCACGAAATTGCGTGCCGTGGTGGCCAGGTCGCCGAACTCGGTGTGTGTGACGAGGTCGAACGCGCCTTGCATGATCTCGCCCGTCTTGCCGCGGGGAATGCGGCCGTACATGTCGGGCCGGTTCGGGTCGGACACGTTGGTCAGCCAGCAGTGCCGCCAGTCGTCGACGTCGCCGTACTGCCACGAGGAGATGCCTTGGCCGTCACGGTTGGCCAGCGGTGCGTTGTAGAACGCGCCACCGTCGGGCCGGGTCGGGTCACCGAGCGAGAACGAGCACAGGTAGTTGTCGGGATGATTCTCGAGTACCCATTGACGGCACAGTGCAGCGAGCACGGCCCCGGCCGAGTATCCGCCGATCACGGCTTTGAGCTTGGGGTTGATCGCGAGCCGGCGCAGAAACTCGCCCTTGAACGCGGCGAACCCTTCTCGCACCGCGCGCCACATGCTCGGGTCGGTGGTCACGTTGCCGGCCGTGCCCACCGGTATGCCGCCCATCGTCGCGGCCCACGGGGTGTTGATCTCCTCGACGAGGTCCGCGTTGGCCTGGCACACCCGGCTGACGTAGTCGAGGCCGATGACGCCGCCGGTGCCGCGGAACACGAACGCGGGGTGTCGATTCGGATTCGGGGCCGGGGGGACCGGGTCGAGCATCCCGAGCTGTTTCTTGGTGGCCCAATCGAGTACGCCGACGGTGTTGACGTCGGGACCGGCCCGGCGGCCGGCCAGGACCTCGGCGTGCACCACGGTCTGAAACTTGACCAGGGCAACGCCGAACGCCTCGGTGTATTCGTTCGATGTGCCCAGGCCCTTGCCGTAGCTGTACCGAGCGAGCTTGGCCTTGGCGACCGCTACCGCGGGATCGCGGTCGCCGACCTGGCCCGGTGGTGCCCAGGCCATTACCGTGCATCTCCTGCTGCGATGAGCTTGTCGAGCTTGCCGCCGATGCTGGCGAGGTAGTCGACCACCGTCAGGTCGTCGAGCTGCGGCCAGCCGCGGAGATCGGGGCCGCGCTGCTGCTTGAGGATCTCCTCCCACAGCGCCCGATCGGTCCATCCGGGGAGCGGCTGAGGCAGGATCGGCGGGTCGGCCGGCGGCAGCACGATCGGGGGCGGGACAGGGTCGAACTCGCCGCGCATGTCCTTGGCGATCTCACCCTGAAACCACTTGGTGTCGAGGTTGCCGGGGTCCCACTTGCCTTGAGCCGAACCGGCGTAGTCCTTGTGGCCGATGTTGTGATCGGCACCGACACCGAGCTTGAGCGACAGGGCCGCCGCGGTGTCGCGCATCGAGATGATCTGGGCGTCGGGCCACCGTTCGGCGTCGTCGAAACCCTTGGGCAGGTCGGGCCGCGGTGTGGGCCAGGCGCATTCGACGCCGATCATGTGCCAGTTCGCGTTGTTGGTGGGCAGCCACGGGTAGGACCCCACCCCGGCGTGCCAGCACACCCCGACCGCAACGATCGTCACGATGCCGTTGGGGGCGATGTGGATATTGGCCAGCGGGCCGGCCAGGTCGGGGCGGCCCTTGGCGATGCTCTCGGCCGACTCGTTCGAGTTGCCGGTGTGATGCCACATGACGCCACGAATGTCCTTGAAATCGCCGTGCCCTCGGTTCTGCCAGCCAGGCAGGGTGCGCAGCCGGTCGCCGAGCGCCGGACGTAGCACGTCTTCAAGCCAGGTCGGGTCGCCTGTCCATCCCACTGCGGGTACCTCCGGTGTCGGTGTTGGTTGATCAGCCAGTGCGCGGCGCAGCACGGTCCACGCCTCGTCCCACTTGCCCTGATAGCGGTCGGGGAACTTCGAGCCCTGCACGGTCTGCGCGAACTGGCCAGCGAGCGCGGGGTTTCCGGCGGCACGTGTGTAGTCGTCGGGCAGCGCGGCCAGGAACATGTCAGCCGCGGTGGCCAGCGTCATGCGCTTGCGGCCACCTTCGCGGTCTCCCCACAGCCCACCCCATCCCCAGGCGGGGGTGATACCGGGGCCGGATAGCTGTTGCTGCAGGTAGCCACTCGAATATCCGTCGTTGCTTTCCGAATCATGTTCGTACGGAACGCTGGTGGGGTCCTTGCGGTTGATCGGACACCACCACTGGCGGTTGCCGTTGTCGTCCGCGCCGACCTCGGTGGAGACGGCCATAAGGGTGATCACGGTGGCCAGCTCGTCGAGTCCGCGGGCTAGCGACACCGTGTGAACCTCGCGGGCGACCTGCTCGCGGCTGCGCAACGGATTGTCGGCGAACCAAGTGAAGCTCATGGGCGCTGTCCTCGCGTGATTCGAACGTATGGGGCGGTTCGCGGCTCACGTTAGGACTGCGAACGCCGAGTTGCACGACGCGACAGTGCAACTGCAGCGGCGAGGTCAGAGCGTGTCGGTGTTGGTGATCGGGTCGATATCGACGAACGTCGCGGTGCGGTACAGCAACGCCTGCGGCAGGGGCGCGTACCCGCACGGCTCGCCGGCCGGTGTGTGCGCGTAGACGATGCGGTGAAACGGGATTCCGCCGGGCACGAACACGCGGCCGGCCCCGATGATCTGGCCGTGATCGTTCCGCCAGAAGATCTGCCCGCGGCGGTATTCGAGGTTGGCCAGCGGCTCGACGGGCAGGCCGAGCACGTCCTCACACAGCCCGACCCATACGGGCCACACCGTGAAACCGAGGCTGACCTCGGTGCCGAGTGGGGCTGTCATCAGGTCACGATCAGTTTCGGTGTCACAACTACCTGGCCTGCAGCGTTGAGCACGATGCTCGGCGTCAGTGTGCCCCAGGCGATCTGAGTAGCGCCGGTGGCCGCCGAGCATTGCGTGCCGTGTGTGTAGGTGCCGGCCGGTGTGTTGAGCAGGCAGGCCGTTCCGTCCACGGTGCCATCAGCGTTGGAGGACCAGGTCGTTGCCACCCGGTTGCCCGAGGTGTAGGCAGCCTCGTTGGCCGGGGTGGTCGTATCACCCGGCGCGGCCGTGCAGACACCGAAGAATGCACCGTAGCCTTTCCACGCGTCGACGAGGCTCTGCTTGCGGGCGGTGATGAGTCCCATTGTCGTAGTGTCCCTTCATCGTTGCTGTTTCGCTGCACTGCTCACTGGTAGGCGTAGAACCACACTTGACCTCGACCACCGTCGGTCGCGCCGGACCCGAACAGGCCACCGCCGTAACCGCCAACGCCAGGCACCTGGATGGTCGAGCTGGTCGCCGTCGGGCCTCCGACATACGGATTCGGGTTGGCCCCGAAGGTGTAGTTGCCGGGGCTCTCGCCGGGCTGCGCGCCGAACGCGGCCCCGCCCGCCCCACCTGAACCGCTAATGCCGGCGGCCGAGCTGGCCGCGCCAGACCCAGCCAGAGCGCCGTGAGTGCCACCGGTGCCCACCACGAACGCAATGAGCGTTTGAGTCCACGGGATGTTGACCCCGCGGGTGAGCGTTATCGCGTTCCACTGGCCGGCCTTACCGCCCGCACCGTTGGTGAATCCACCATTGAGCGCGCCGCCACCGCCTCCGAGAACGACGACGTCGATCTTGTTGCACCACCACGGGATCGTGTAGTTGCCCGACGCGGTGAACGGCGACAGCACCGGCGCTACCGCTGGGAACCCTGCGGACAGGCTCAGTGCCGTACCGGCCGATAGGTTGACCGCAGCAGCCATGCGGGCCATCGCAGCGAGCGTGAGAGTCCCGGCCGCGGCGAGGTTGAGAGTGCGCAGCTGCCGCTCATATGCGGGCAGGCTCAGGGTCGCCGCGGCGTTGAGGCCGAGCGCCGCGGTCATGCGTGCGATGGCTGGCAGGTTGAGCTGTCCCGCAGCGGCCAGTACCACGGCGGCCTGGTAGCGCTCGGCGGCCTGCAGGCTCAGCGTCGCGGCTGCGGAGAGATCCAGTGCGCGCGGTTCGATCTGACGGGCCGCGAGGTGTAGGTCGGTGCTGCCGAACAGGCCTAGGTCGCGCGGTTCGATCTGGCTGGCCGCGAGGTTGAGTGCCCCGGCCGTGGCGAGGTCGAGCTCGGTGGCCGCGCGGGCCGATGCGGCGAGGTCGAGCTCGGTGGCCGCGCTGAGGCGTAGCGACCGGTTGGGCTGCTCGAACCATCCGGGTGCGTAATCGGGCTCAGCGGTTTGGATCTCGCTGAACCATCCCGGTATCCGGCGCGGCGGGTCGGGTGGGAGCTCAGGCTGCCACGGCATCAGGCCGCCAGGTCCGCAGCCTTGAACGCGTCGATGTGGGCCGGCTCGTAGTGGTTAAAGCCGTTGGTGGCACGTGATCCCGACCCGAACGCGGTACGCCGCCAAGCCTTTCCGATCGGCACGACGTTGCCGCTATCGGTCCATGCCACGGGATCGCCGTTGCCGTCGAGGAGCGGGGAGTCGTTGCGGTAGGCGGTGTAGACGTTGCCGACCGCGCGAACGCTGAACCGGTCGCCCACCGCGTACGGGATACCGGCCAGGGTTGCGCGCACGGTGCCGATCGAGGTCAGGTTCGTGATGTTGGCGATTCGCACCCGCACCAGGCCGCCGGTGGCGTCGACGTGCAAACAGACTCCCGAGGTACCCGAGGAGTTGCAGCGCACGTAGGCCCGGTCGGTGGCGTAGCCGTAGGCATCGTTGTCCCAGCCGGTGCCCAACGTGATCTCAGCCATGTGATCGTTGGTGTGCACCGGAGTCAGGCACAGCGCCGATCGCCAGTAGGTGGCGTCGATGAACAGCCCGGTCGGACCACCACCGTAGATGTTTCCGTTATCGACGGTGAAGTTGCTGTTGGCGTTGCCGTATTGCTGGAATGACGGCGACGACCAGGCCGACGTGTCGGCCACGTTGAATGTCATCGTGAGCGTGACCGGGCTGGTGTCCTCGGGGATCGACTCGACTGCCTGGCCGAGGCTGACCCAGATGCGGTGCGTCGACGTGTGGTTCATCGAGCTGTTGTCGACAGTGGCCGGCAGGCTGCTCTGTCCCGAGACCAATTCAGTGGCCGCCACGGGGTAGATCACCGCGGCCGTGACGATGGGCTGACGCCGCACGCCAGCCACCGCGAACGAGCCGCCGACGGGCAGGATGCCGACGGCGAACATCGCTCCGGCGTCGGCCAGCATGTCGGCGGGCAGATTCAACGCCGTCTCGTAGAGGTCCGCGCCGGTGTTGATGTTGCCTTTCTGATCGCCGTAGTCATAGATCAGCGTCGCGGTCCCGGTGGCCGGGTCGATCGCGTACAGCCCGATGTACAGGGCGGTGCTCGGCGGGGTGCCGCCACCGGCGAGGAACCGGGCCACGTTGATCAGGCGGTCCTGCGTCATGGTGATCGCGGTCAGCGCCAACGTGCCGGCCGGGATCGTGAACGTCGGTTTGACGTAGGACAGCACGTGGCTGTGGCTCGGGGTGCTGTGAGTGTGTGCCTGGACCGCGTCGCGTTCCTCGGCGTTCCAGTTCGCGTCGATACCGCTCAAACCCGAACCGGTGCCCGTTGTTCCGCTCCCGCCGGAGCCGATAGAGGGCACCGGTTGCAGCAGCGCTCGCGGGAACGAGACCTCTTCGAACCGGTTGGGTGACACCCAGAACGGCACGTTGCGCGGCGCGTTCGCCTGGTTGGCCAGGGTGATGGTGGACTCTTGGGCAACCAGGATCTCCTGGCCGACTGAGATCATCACTTCCTCGACGTCGGCGCTGGTCTGCCCGGTAACCGTGGTGCGCCGATATCCGCCGACCAGCTTGTTCCACCCGTCGCGCACGTCGTCCCACACGTCGGCGATGGCGTCGCCCGCGTCGGCCAGGTCGTCCTCAAGCCCGTTGATGAGGTGTTGCGGAATGTTCAGTAGCGCAGCGATCACGTCGGCAGTGCTGTGCCCCGTCCCGCTGCCGCCGGTGATCGCATTCACGATCGCGTCGCGGATATCCTGGCCGGCCGAGGCGAGCGCCGCGGCGAGGCCTGCGACGTTGGCCTGCGGAATGTTCTGCAGCGCAGCCTTGAGGTCATCAACCGTCTTGTCGACGGCTGCCGGTAGACCGGTCAGTGCCTCCCAGCCTTTGTTGAGCGTCGCCTGAATCTTGGCGGCGTGTGCGGCCAGGTCGGCGAGCAGTCCCTCGACGTATTCCTTGGGCAGCATGCCGGCGCGCTTTCGGCTGCCATCGTCGAAATGCACCGCGCCGCTGAGGCAGTCCTCGGTTACCTGCACCTTGTTGACGACCTGGTCGACACCGGCGGGCACCATGTAGGACCCGACGATCTTCACCCAGCCGTTGACGTTGTCGGCCACACTGGCCGAGTCGCCCGACGGCGAGGCGATCGACGGTGCGGGAATCAGGGTGTCGGCGACCCACACCGGGGGGCCGCCCTCGGTAGCCGGATCTTGGAATGCCGCCACCGACAGTCTGATCGGCGTCGTCCCCGGATTGGCGACGACGTCCTCGTAGTAGGTCCAGATCGATACGTTGATCTCGCGGTTCTGCACCACGCGGAGCGGATTCGACACCGAGGTGTGCGTCGTGCCGTCGGCGACGATCTTCATCGAGCCGGGCCGGGTCCGGCCGAATGTGCCGTCCCACTCGACCTCCTCGTTGTTCTTGATCGAGGCGTCGGTATCGAAACCGGGATTGTCCAGCGTCTCGGGATTGAGGTTGTCGATCGAGGCGGCCGAGATCTGGCCGAGTCGGCCAGGGTTGATCTGCCCGAATAGGCCCTGTTGGAACAGCTCGCCGAGGTCGTTGAGCGCACCGTTCGCGCCGGTGATCACCTGGTAGAGCTGCGGCCAGTTCGCCAGCAGGCCCGTCGGATTGAGGATGCTGTTGATGAACGTCGTTGCGGCAGCGGCCGGGTCGAACGACGAGGGATCGGCACCCGGTAGGAACGGCAGGAATTGCCCGAGCACGCCGAGAATGTCGCCGAGGCCGACCGACCCGAGATTTTCGAGCGGCGACGTGAGCAGTTGGTTGAGCAGGTTCACGACCGAAGACAGATCGATACCGGTGAGGTCGTAGATCTCCTGCACGGCCCCGTCGAGGACACCCTCGATGGCACCGCGGATCTTGTCGCCGGCATCCTGGGCGGTCTCGGCCAGGCTCGACTGCCAATCCAGGTTGGATCGGTTGGGGCTGTTCAGCGATGTCTCGCCCGCACCGCGAGCGAGGTTCGCGTCGCCGAGTGCGTATTGCCCTCGGCGTGTCACCACGGTCACGCCAAGGCCCCTCTCAGCTCACCGGGAACAGTTTCACGTCGAGGTGCGACCCCGAAATGTTGTAGGCGATGGAGCCGTTGCCACCGATCTTGACCAGCAGCGTGTAATAGACCATCGCTTGGCCGGCCGGGACGCGGCCCGTCGCGCTGTCGGGAGCGACCGCGCGGCTCGGATCGCTGGCGTCCGACCAGTGTTCGTTGACGTGGGCGATCGTCTCGGCGTCGAGGGTGGACGGGTCGTAGAGCGCTCGCGCGACCAGTTGGCCGGTCTCAGGCGCGTTGGGCGAGCCCTGTGGCAGGGCGCGCACCTGCACCTCGACCTGGGCGGTGTTGAACAATCCGCTTCGCTTCCACCGCATGTGGCCTCTGAACGACGGGTAGTAGGCGAGGTCCTGGCCGGGGACGATCAGCGTGCTGATCACGTTGTAGGTCTGTCCGAACGTCTGCGACGGCCCGAACGCACTCTCGGGCACGGAGAACAGCTTTGCCGCCCACGGTGAGCTGTCCGACGGCCGGAAACCCGGATGCCCAACCCCGCCAGCAGCAGCCGAGTATGCGATCGTCTGGCCCTCTTGGAACGGACCGTAGACGTCAGGTGCGCCGAGCATCGACGTCGACGGGCCCGGCGGTCCTTCGATCAGTGGCACGTCGACAGTGAAAACCGGCTCGAGCGTTGTTCCACCCTCGGCGATGTTCAGCGTGAGCGGGTAGGTGATCCCGCCGGCCGGGGGCTCGACACCGCGGAACACGAACGACAGGTCGGGTGTGGGGCCGGGTGGGCCGGGGATCGCGCCGAGGATCACCCGGTAGCCGGTACCGGTCCAGATGTGCCAGTAGCCGTCGATGTACCAGGCGCGGCCGGCGTCGCCCTGCCCCAACGCGCCGGGCCCCGAGGCAGGCGGCAGATCGCCGACGGTGGTGACCGTCGAGTTCCACTCGGGCCGCCAGAACGGTGACGGGTCGCCTTTGTCGCCCTTGTCGCCCTTGATCGCGTCGAGCACGATGTTGTCCTCGCCGGGCATCAGGGTGAACGTGCCGACGATCGTTTGCGGGTCACCAGGATTGCGTGGCGCGATGTAGAACAACACCCGGATGAACCGCTCGCCGACGAACAGCGGCTCGGTGGGAATGACGCTCAGCGTTGGGGCCGTCACGGCTAGCTCCTCTCTCGATCGAGCTTCTCGGACCACGGTTCTGGGTCGACCGCGGGTGTCTTTTGCTCCTCGGCCCACTCGGTGCCGGCCGCGAACATTTCGGTCATAGCTTCGCGCACCTCGTCACTGACTCCGCGCATAGCGTTTTCCTGCATCGCCTTGATGCGAGCCTTGGCCTCGGCCTTGGCGTCTCGCGTTCGGTCACCCGGTTTGTCGTGCTTGGTGAGCACCCACTTGATGGAGTCGATGTGCAGGCCGTCGGGGTTGCGCACCGGCCGGATGAACGCACCGCGGCCGGTTGCTGGGTCGAACGGCGGGTAGTTCGGGTCCCCGCCCGCGTCGCAGAGCGCCTGGTGTAACGCCAACTGCTGCAACAGGTCCTCGGGCACGCCGAGGCCCCACCCTTGCGGGCCCACCGCGTCTCGCAGGGATTCCTTGTATCGGTCCCACCGCTCGAATATCACGTCGAGCTCGGCCTGAGTGAACTCGCGCTCGTACGGAAAGCCGGGAAATACCAGCTTGCCTCGGGTTTTCTTGCGGCGTAGCCGCGCGGCCTTGCTCAAAGTTGTTGACCTCCTAGAACAGATCGCCCGACCCGGCGAGCAGGGCAGCGAAATTGGCGATATTGCTCATGGTTCGGAACCCGCGCGCGACCGGGTCCTCCTCACGGGTGTCGTCGCCGAAGCTGATCAACGGCCGGCCCACGCTGGTGCGTGAGCCCTCGGCGCGGATCGCCCAGACGTTCTCGGTGTAGGTGACGCCGCGGATCTCGGCGGCGACCCGATCGCCGAGCCAGTAGTCCTCACCCAAGATGTAGGGCTGGCCATCGCCCACGTCGAACTTTTGCGAGCGGTAGGCCTTCATCGCGGCGTCGCCGGCCGCGAGGTCCTGGATCGCGTTCACGGTGTACGCGGAGCCGTGGCCCTGGTGGAAATACTCGCGGAATGCGTAACTACCGGCTTTGCTAGAACGCAGCGGATTTACATATCGCTGGAATGCAATAAATACGTCATCGAGCTGGCCCTGATAAAGGTTGTCGAGGCCCTCAACGCCATATGCCTCCTGACCTAAAACGACCTGGGCCAGCTGCGATATGCCATATCTGATTGCAAATGTAATTGCCTGGTTTACCCATTGGGGCGATTTGCCACCGACGATAATGTCGGTTGCTTGCTGTTTATGAATTACGAATTTCGATTTGCGGACATTGCCGTATCCGACGTCTCGATACACGAACGGAGTCGGTTTCGGCGCGACCAGCAGCAGCTTGCGAATCAGCGGGTCGGTCTCGCCGTCGCGGTCGCTGTCGATCGGGATGAACGTCTCGGTGATCAGGTCGTCGAGGGTCGCCGCGAACAGGTTGAGCGCACCGTCGACGAGGGTGCCCGTCGGGCCCGTGACCCCGCTGACGTTCTCGAACGACAGGATCACGCACGCCCTGGTGGGCTTGAGCAGCTCGGCCAGCTCTGCGCCGAACATGGTGTACGGGGCGGGATCTCCAGGCAGCCACGTGTAGGCCCGGCAAATCACCTTGGCGTCCTTCATCGGTGGCGACAGCACGGTGTGCGCGTCTTTCCACCGGGACCCGATCGTGCACCAACGCGATTGGTCGAGAAGCGGGTTGATCGGCATCACCTGCACCGGCCAGTTGAGCGGTGAGATGTTCTGCAGCCAGGTCTCCGGCGCGAACAGATTGCGCGGGATCGGGTAGAACCCGTTGAGCGAGAACAGGCGGAAACAGTTGATGAATGTGCTGATCGCGCACGTGGAGGCGGTAGGGCCACCCCACAGGAACATCTTGGGCAGCTGCACCTCCATCGGGGTGATGGGGTTGGCCGCCAGGTAAATTCCCTTGAGGTGGCGTCGATTTGAGATGCAGTTCAGCGTCGTGACGGACGCCTCGCCAGGGTTGTCCTCGCCCTCGATCGTGACGACCTTGCCGCCCCAACGCATCCGCCAGTCGTGCGGCTTGTCGGGGTCCGGGTCGATGGTGAGATGAATGTCCTCGTCGTCACCGATCTGGTAGGTGAGGATCTCGCGCAACCACTCCATGTCCTTGCCCGAGAACGTGATGTGCGCCTCGCCATCGTCGGCGGCGAGTTCCTCCCAGTCCCACTTGTCGAGGTTCTCGACGCGGGCGATGAAGTTGAATTCCTTGTCCCACACCCGGATGAGCGGGGCCTTGGTGCGCCGATTCATGTAGGCGAATCGGCGCTCTAGCAGGTGCATTCGCAGCTCGGGGGAGAACTCGCCGGCCTCGGTGCGGGGGTCGAGGGCCCCGCCGATGGCTGAGACGAAACGGTCGAGTATCGCGGTCATGCGAGCGCGCTCTCGAATCGCTGCGGCAGCTGGCACCAAATCTTGCCGCCGGCCTGCTCGTGCACGACGGGCAGCGTGGCCACGCTCTTGGGCGGGATCGGCACCGAGAACCCCTGGCCCTTGAACCGCTGCAGCAGAGGCAGTCCGCTATCGCCGTACTCGCCCACCAGCCAGTCGAGCAGCTCGCTCTTGCGGATGAATTTCTTGAGCAGGTTGTCGACGGGGTCCTTGGTGGTGATCGCGATGCGGTGGGTCGGATCGGTGTCGATGATCGCGTGCTCGCCCGGTTCGAGCTCGGGTATCTCGATCATGTTCGCGTCGCGGCTGCGGGTGAACGTGCCGAGGATCTCGTCGACGAACGGGATGCCGAACAGGTTGCCGATGCGCGGCCAGTCGTCGAGCGGGTTGCGCTCGCCGCTGGTGAATGCGTTGGGCCCGTCGGGCAGCCACACCTTGCCCGGCGCGGAGATAAAGAAGATCGGCCAGGACGGTTCGGTGCCGCGGTTGGCGATGCGGATCTTGCCGACGTTGGGGCCGCCGGCCGGCCGCACGAATGGGGCAGGGGAGGCGTCCGGGCGTCGCCAGCGGGGCTCGCCGTCGGCGGCGAGGATCACCTCGTGCAGCGAGACCCGTTGGTAGGCGGGGTCGTCGGGCAGCGCGCACTTGGGCGCTTCGAGCAGCTGCATCGGTATCCACAGCTGGCCATGCCGACGGGTGGTGACCGAGAAATAGCCGGTGGCGTCCTTGCGGCAGCCCGCCCAGAACCGGGCCTCGGTGTCGTACCAGCCGAGTCGGGTGCTCGACATGAGCCCGAGGGTGAACGAGATCTCGCGGCGGCCGTCGACGGTGCGCTCGAACTTCGGCGGCCCGTATGCCGGTGTGGTCCACACGCCCTCGAACGGCACGTGCACCATGCCGTCGATCGCGCCGGTGATGAATGCGCCCTCGGTGCCGGCCATCGTGCCGGTCAGTGGCCAGTAGCGGCCGTCTGAGCCGATCCATGCGCACGAGACACCCTCGGCGCGTGCGGCGTCGGACAGCTGCGACCACTGCACCACCCTGCGTTGGCCGCTGACGGCCGGTGGCATCTCGATGGTGGTCACTTGCCCATCACCCCCGGATTGGCGGTGTAGGTGCCGTAGCGGGGTGTGTTGAGCAGGGTGCGACGAATCCGCTGTTCGTTGGCCTCGGGGGTGCCCTGCGGGTTATTGATCACCACGCTGGTGCTCTGGTCTATCGGTCCGGGGGCCGCGCCGGTGCCCTGGTGTTGTGGTTGTGCGCCAGGCATTCCCAGATCGGGCAGGACCGAGGAGACGCCGGGGATCAGACCGAGCGGCAGCTGGCCGCCCCCACCGCCACCGCCACCGCCCCCACCGAACAGGTCGTCGAGTGGGCTGGCCGGGGAACCCGACCACGGGGTGCCGTCACCGTTGGCGTAGCCGGTCTGCCACGGGAACCCCTTGCCCTGCGGGGTGTACTTGATGCCCAGCAACGACTGCGCCAGCTTGACGATGCCGAGCTGGCTCGGATCAGGGAACAGATCGCCGAGACCGAATGTGTCCTTGAGGAACTGGGAGCCGATGGAGCCGAGCTCGCCGAGCTGGCTGTCGCCATCGCGGCCACCGGCCGAACCCTTGCTCGGCTTGCCGCGTTGCGTCTCAGCCAGGTCGTCCTTAGCCTGGTCGCGCTCACGCTCGGCCCGCATGAGGTCGTCCTTGGCGTTGTCGAGCTGACGCTGCATCGACTCTCTCTGTGCCGGCTTGGCGGTGTCGAGCTTGCGTTGCCGCTCGTCGACGAGGGCCTGTTTCTCGACGACGCTGCGTTCGCGGTCAGAGACGCGATCCTGCGCCTCGCGCAACTGTTTCGGTGTGGCCGGTTCGTAGCCGTAGTCGCCGCCCGCGTCGCTCAGGCCGCCACCAAAGCCGTAGCTGCCGCCCCCGAAGCTGCCGCCCCCGCCGGAGCTTGAGCCCTCGCCGTAGAGGTTCTCGATGGGCAGGTACATGTGCTGGTCGAATCCGGGATCGTCGCCGCCCTTGGCGTCTGCGCCGACGGTGAAGACGCCGTTGCCGCCACCGGCCTCGGCGTGTTGGCCGTTGCTCAAGGTCATCGCCATGTGGCCGTCGTTGGGGGCTGGGCCGCGGTCGTACCAGCCGACGGTTATCGCGCCGCTGCCGCCGGTGCCCGTGCGGAACCCGAGCTTGCTCAGCCAGTCCTTGGCGTTCTTGGTGGACATCAGGCCGCCCCCGCTGTCCATGCCGAGGGCCTTGAGGATGACGCGGGCGACCATGCCCGAGCAGTCGGTGCGGTTGCCCTGGCTGTATGCGGTGCCGACCATCGACATAGCGGCCTGCACGTCGGGCCCGTTGACGACGCCGCCGGTGCGGTAGCCGGGGATCATCGCGTGCAGCAGATCTGGGCTGGGCACCCATCCGGCGTTGAGCGCGGCGACCACCGGCGCACCGCCCTTGCTCATCGAGTCGGCAGTCACCACGCCCTCGCCGGCCGAAACGAGCGCGGTGGGGCGGCCTTTGGTGTCGACGCCGATGATTGAGTCACTGGTGCCTGTACCGGGCCCCCACAGCAGCCCAGCAGGGGTACGGCCGGCGACGCCGCCACGGGCCAGGCCCGAGAGCATGTTGCCGAGGTCCTTGGCGGCCTGCGCGCCGGGAATCTCCACCGGGCCGATCGACAGCGGAACCCGCTGCAGGACACCACCCATCCACCGCAGCGGGGCCTTGACCGCGTTGATCACCGCGTCAAGCGCGGACTTGACGACCCGACCCAGACCGGACCACACGGTCGACACAAAATCGGAGACGCTCTTGAACGCGTTCTTGAGCTGGTCGAATATTGGCGAGATCGCCGACCAGCCAGCCGACATGGCAGCCTTGATGCCTTCCCACGTCGGCACGATCGCGTTTTTCCACAGCCAGGTGGCCGCGTCGCCGATCGTCGAGAACCCGGCCTTGATGCCGTCCCAGACTGGCGACAGCACTGCAGCCGCGCCGCTGGCCGCGAGCTGAAAGTTGTGCCACATCGGCACGAGGACGGTGTCGAACACGTAGCCGGCGGCCTGGCCGAGAGCGGAGAACGCGCCTTTGAAAAAGTCGAACACCGGCGAGATCACCGACCACGCCGCCGATATCGCCGTTTTGGCCAGGTTCCACGCGCCGACGAACACGCCGCCGATCACCTTGGCGACCTCGACGAGGACCGTCGCGCCTATCTTGATCGCCTGAAACACGCGCTGGGTCACGGCCTGTCCGAGCGTGAGTGCCCGGATCATGATCGGCACCGTGACTGAGACGACCTTGATCCCGCCGACCAGCACGCCGCCGAGCACCATGCCGACGGCCTTGAGCACCGGCAGCGCCTCGCGGAACGTCGCACCGATCTGGCGGCCGAGGTCGCCCAGCGGGCCCTTGAGCTTGTCCATGTACTCGGTGATCGCGGGCATGACGTACTGCCGGAACGCATTTCCGAATGAGCTCAGGACCTCTTTGGCCGGCGCGATCGAGTCGCCGATGCCGGAGAACACCGACTTGAAGTTCTCGCCGTACTGCTGCAGAACGCTGGTGCCCTTACCGCTGATCAGGTCGGTAAACCAGTTGCCGATCGTGATCAGCGGGCCGTCGATGACGTCGAACAGCTTGAGCTTGAACGCCTCCCACGAGTTCGACAGGGCCTCGACCACGCCGGGTAGTCCCTGCATCTGCGCGCCGGCCATATCGGCGGCCGCGCCCTGTCGGCGAACTGCGGCGGCCGAATCGTCCCAGGCTTGGGCCCCGCCCTTGGCGGCAACCATGCTGGCTCGCATCGCATCCGAGCCGAACAGGACCGCGGTGGCCGCCTGGAATTCCTCTTGGCTCATGCGTTTCGACGCCTCGGCGACCTGTTTCATCATCGACTCGACGCCGACGAACTGCCGGTTTGCGTCGTAGAGCTTGAGGCCGAGCTGCTCGATCGCGCCCTGTGCGGGATTGCCCTGGTCGGTGATCGCCTGCAGCGACGTCTTGAGCATGGTGCCCGCGTCGGAGCCGTTGATGCCCATGCGGGAGAACATCGTCAGCGCGGTGAGCGTGTCCTCGATCGAGACACCGAACCCGGCGGCGACTGCACCGCCCTGCTGTAGAGCGAGCCCGAGATCGCTGACGTCAGCCGAGCTGGCGTTCGCCGCGGCGGCGAGCAGATCGGCGACGTGCATCGCGTCGGTCGCCTTGAGCGAAAACGTGTTGATCGCCGCGGATTGGATCTTGGCGGCCTCGGCGGCGTCGATCTGGCCCGCGGTGGCCAGCTGCAGCGTGCCGCGCGCTGCGGCCATCGCCTGATCGGCGGTCATGCCGCCCTTGGCCAATTCCAGCATGGCGTTTCCGGCGTCACGGGCCGAGACGCCGGCCAGCTGGGTGTCTGCGCCGAGTGCGCGGGCCGCGTCGCGCATCTTCTGCATTCGCAGTGTGTTCGTCTCGGCGGTGTCGCCGAGTTGCGCTGTGACACCAGAGAACGCGTTAACGGTGCGCTCGAAATCGATGCCGGTGTCGAGGGCGCTCTTGAATATCGCGCCGACCGCGGCGACGCTGACCACACCGGCCAACGCGCCCATGAACGCGCCGCCGATCTTTCCGCCGATCCCGCCTGCCATCGACGCCAGGCCGGAGCCCTCGGTCTGCATCGAGGTTCGGAACCCACTGAACAGGCCGCCCCGGCCACCGGTCGATGCGTTGGTGCGTCGGCGTGCGTCGGCGAGTTCGCGCTCGGCGGCTTGCGCCTCGCGGGTGGCGGCTGCCTCAGCACGCCGATTGGTGGCGACGCGCTGCTCGATCGTGGTTACCTGCGCGGCCGCGTTGCGGGCGCGCTCACGCGCCGAGGACGCCTGTTTCTCAGCGGTAGCAAGCTGATTCGTGGTCGCCTTGCTGTCGTTGCGGAGCTCGGCGAGCCGACGCTCGGCAGTTCCTACGGCCTGCGCGCGAGATGCCGCGTTGCTACGGGCCGCGTCGAGCTTCGCCTGTTCGGCGCGCACCTTGCCGGTTGCGTCGGCGACCTTGTCCAACGCCTGGGTGTGGGCCTTGGCCGCTGATTGCACAGCCGAGGCGCTGGACTTGAGTCCCTGGCCGATGTTGTCGCCGAGATCCTTGCCCAGCGACTTGCCGAACCCGCCGAACGTCTTTCGCATCTGCGAATTGACCTGGCGGTCCATCCCCTGAAACGAGGGGATGACCGGCAACGCGTAATAGCCGACCTCGTCGATCGCCACCAGTCACCGCCCAACGTATGCGCGCGTGCCTGTTCTCGTGGGTGATGCCGGGTCGAGTGAGGTGAGGGTGAAGTGTGGTGGGTGATCAGGTGATTGAGCTGGGGTGTGACATTCGCCGGAAACTATTTCGCGGGAATGTCACACGTGCCTTACGGGATGCACTCGCGTTGGATCGTCGCGCCGGCATAGTCGGCGAAATCGTTCATGTCGTCGACGACCGGGCAGAGCTCCTCGAGTCGCTGGTATGCCTCGTCGCCGATGAGCGCGATGATCGCCTCAAGGTAGTTCTCCCTGGCGAATTCGCGGGCCGCGCGGGTAGGCCAGCGACCGCGGCGCTTGGGCAGGGTGAACGTCTGGTCTTTCCATTCGAGGGTGACCACGGCTGCGTTGAGGTCCTCGGGTGCCTCGTCGTCGGAGTCGGGGACTGCCTTAACTGCTGTGTTCGGCTTGGCCATCGGGGGTCGCTCCTAGTTCGCGTTGTCGGTTGGCGATCGCTTCCTGCATTGCTGCGGGCAGGCCCGGCGCGGATACCGGCGCAGCTGGTGACCCGTAGTGGGCCTGCCTCTCTCGCAATTTATCGACATGCTCGGCTTTTGCCTGCATAGCTTCGAGGGCCTTGGCGCGCTCCTCGGGCTTGAGCGGCCGGCCCGGATAGATCTCACCGGTAAGCGCCTGGTAGACGCTGGCGGTGATGTAGTCCGGCTCAGTCCAGACGTGCCGGCCGTCGTTGTCGGCCAACGCGATTGCCGACGTCGGCTGAGACCTGCGGATGCACACCCATATCTGCCGGAGCGTGAGAGTGCCGCGGAACCGGTCGAGGTAGTCGACACCGAGACGGCGCAGATCGAGCTCGACGTCCTCCTCGAAATGGTCGAGCAGCCGCAGCAGTGTGGGGAGTCCACCGAACCACTGATCGGGGGCGGCCGGTGTTTCCGGGAGCCGGCCGACACCGACGGCGCGGGCCATCAGCTCAGACAGGTTGCGGTAGTCATCGATGAGCGGGTCGGGAATGCCGATCGGCTGGCCACCGAGGAGAACGTCGACCGCCTCAACCCACCTCGCGGTGCGGATGAGTTGAAGCGGCCAACGTTCGAGCGGGAACGGCACCAAGATCTTTCGACCCGCGAGCTCGATCTCTGCCTCGGTAGCTTCGATGGCCTCAAGCCGAGCCGCGTCACTCGGCATGTAGGCCCTACAGTCCGAGCTTGGCGACGAGCTCGGGCTTGCTCAGCGATTCCAGCTCAGCCTCGCTGTAGACGTTGCCGGCCTCGTCGGCCAGGCCTTGGCGCGCCGCGTAGGCGACGAGATCGGCCTTGTTCGAATTCTTGGTCGGCTGGCCCAGCTCGGCCGGCAGAGTGCCGGTGTGTGTGACACCGTCACCGTCGACGACCTCGCCGAGCTCGACCGGCTCGCCCACGACCTGCTCAGGCAGCTCGGGGTAGTCGGCCTCGGCGACCTGGGTCACCGCGCCGGAGCGAGCCGTCGATCGGACGAACAGGCCACCCGATTCGATGGTGCCCTCGACGAACTCGACGTCGCCGCGTTCTTTGAGCACCTTGGCCGAGCTCTCGTCGACCGAGAACACCGAACCCTCTTGACGGCCGGGCAGGGCCTTGAGCGCCTTGACTGTCTGCATCGCAATGTCTCCTTTACGTTTTCGCTACGAGATTCCCGTAATGCGCCGGTCAGGCGGCCTTTTGAGCCTGGTACAGCTCCTTGGCCGAGTTCGGGAAAATCCGAGCCTCGATCTCGCGGGGCTGCGCGCCGCCCTCGTTGTCGGAGACCGTTTCGCACCAGAACCGGGCCGGCATCTTGGAGATCAGCCGGTTCACACCGCCTGCCGCGGTGCGCTTCTCGACCGCCAGCCACGCGTGCAGCGCGTGCGGAACCACGATGGTGGTCTCGGTCGAGCCGGGCCACAGGATCTCCTGCACCGTCGGGTTGTCCTCCAATGCGGACACCTTGGTGGTGTGCGAAAAATCCTTGTCGGCAACGATGATCGTGCCGTAACCCCACGCGGGAATGTCGGTGCTGTCCCACTGGCGGCTCTGCTCGATACCGGCGTCGCCGACCAGCAGCCCGAGGAACTCCCACTTACCGGTTGTGGTCACGAACGGATCGGTGACCGTGTCGGGGATATCGTCGACGGGCAGCGTCGCCGCCTTGTAAATGAGGACGTCAGCCTCGGCGAACAGCCGCGAGGACACATTTGCTGGATTGCCGGCCATTGGCGTTGCTCCTGTCTAGTAATCGATCATCGGGACAACCGCCGGCAAGGTGAACGAGGCCAGGTCTGCACCCGTGTCCGAGTCCCGTGTTGCCACGAACGCCGAGCCACCGCGCCGGATAGTTGCCATTCCATCGGGTAGGTGCGCGCGAAGATAGCCGTCTGCGACAGCAGCGACTCGCTTTGCGATGCGGGAACCGCGGGCGCGCACGAGAATCCGAATGGTTGGGTCGCGTTTGATGGGATATTGCACGGGTCCCCCGTCGTCACTCACGGTGATCAGGGGCGGGTCGGTTCGTAGTGACCAGTTTGCAGGTATCCCGTCCTCGGCATCCTCGACGCGGCACGCCGCCCCGAACTCGGCCACCTGAGACGGAAGCATGAAAAACGTTCGCAGTGAGGTGATCACCGCGGGTACCGGGTTGGCGTGAACCCTCATCGGATCGGCCAGCCCAGCTCGCCGGCCGCCTTGGTCGCCTTGCCATCCTTGGCCTGGTCCTCAGCACCGACCACGACAGCAGACACCGACCGGTCGGTGACGTAGTCCTCGACGTGGCCACCGGCACGCTCAGCGCCCAGCTCGGCGGTGTCGTGGATGAATTTCTTGAGCCCGCGGTCGTTCTTGGCGATGCGTCCGATTGCCTTTGCGTCGCGGTGAAATCCCGGTTTCATGTTGCGTCGTGCCATCAGCTGCGTGCACCGCCTCGGAACTCGGCGAGCACCACCAGCTGGCGACGCTCGACCCATTGGGACTCTTGACGTTTGATCAGTGCTCGGCATTCGCGGCCGCGGACGATCAGCCAGTCTCCGTCGCTGATCGGCGCGTCGAGGTCGAGCACCACGGTGAAGTCGACCGCGAGAGCGGCCTCGGCAGAACCGAACTTGATTCGCGCATCACCAGGCACGACGGCCCGCGCGGTCAGCGGGACCGGATCGCCGTCGGGGTCAACGATCCCGTCGTGGCGCGCACCGGCGGGCACCACGATGACCTGTTCGCCGAGGCTGACGTTCTCTGCCCACCGTCCGAATACGCGAACGTGGCTGGCGCGACTGAAATCGTCGTAGTGGGTGACGCCTGGTGTGGTCAGCTCGAACAGTCGGCCGCCGTGGCGCACCGCATCGGTCGACTGCAGGGCTTCGGTGTCGGCGTCGACGGGCAGCGCGCCGCGCGCCTCCAACGTGGCGATGGTGGCCCCGCCGAGTTCCTCAGTGCCGCCGGTGACTTGCCATGATGCGCCGCTCTTGGTCACGGTGCGCTCAGTCAGCGCGGGCCGTCCCCACGCGTCGAGCGCCGGGGGATCGGCGGGCTCGCGGATGATCAGGTCGACGGTGTCGGGACCGAGGGTGGAAAGTAGTTGGCCGGCGGACAGCACGGTTACCACTGCCTGGGGCCGGGGTCGGTGAACGCGTCGACGAACGCGTCGGGCCCGCCGTATGCGCCGGTGTGGTCGGTGCCGTAGAACGCCTGCGGCTGAGCCGAAGTGGACAGGCCGAGGGCGATGAGATGCCGGTCGTCGAATTCGAGGAGCTTGGCCGCCTCGGCGTAGGTGATCGAGGTGGTGCGACTGTCGGTCTGCGTCATCACCTGGCGCACGCGAGGATCGTCGAGACCCGCGGGGGACAGGACCGACGAGACGACGTCGTAGGTGATCAGCTTGGCCTGCGTGATCAGTGGGTCATTGGGGCCGATGTCGGGGCGGCGTTCGGGGTCGCGAATCCAGTCGGCTGCGGCCTGGACGAGGAGCTCGACGAGCGCCCGTTCGCCGGCCGTCAGAACTCGCGGCGCAATCAGCGCCGCGAATTCGTCGGCCGTCAGGAACGGGGTGGTGGGGTCCACTCGTCGAGCTCCTCGTTTCACAGGGCGGGGGCGAACCCCCTAATGGGTGGCTATCCGCCGACCTTGCGGGCGACGGCCTCCTGCAGCGCTGCCTTGGTGAGGTTGCCGGCCTCCTCTTCGGTGACCGCCTCGACCTGCACGGCGTAGGCCTTCCAGACCTCGACCGTGGCGCTCTTGGCGGGGCGACCATCACCGGTAGGCGACCCGTCGGGTGCACCGTCGGTGGTGGGGATCGCTGCGCTCTCGTCGAGACCCGGCTGCGTGTTGAGTCCCGTATTGGCCTCGGCCTGCAGCTGATTGGCCTCGCTCTCGCGGTTCACCGAGCCGTCCGGCGCGGTCGCCAGATCGTCGCCCGGCTCGACCACCTCGGCATCGCCGGCCTTGACGAACGAGGCCGGAGCAAGGCGGCTGCCCACGGTGAGGCGGGCCGCCTCGGCCTTGGACAACGCGACCTTGTCGCCGCGCTTGTACCTGCGACGCACCTTCTCGTCGCCCTCGCCCTCGACGCGGTAGAACGCCGAGGCCGCCAGGACGTAGGTGCCAGCCTTAGCCGCGCTCACGGGGTCACCAAATCCGTCAGCCACAGAGCGGCCTTCGGCTGGTCGAGGGCCATCGCCCGCTTGTGGGTCATGTCCGAGCGCCAGGTCTCGGTGGGCCCACCGTTGGGGCCGTTGCCCTCGGGGTAGACGCCGGTGAATTCCAGCGGACGGGTGTCGGAGTAGAACCCGAGGGTGCCGCGTTCGCACAGCAAAATGCGGTCCTCGGGGAACGCCAGTGAGCCGATGATGGTGCGGCCCATGATCGTTCCGGGCAGCTGGCCGGTCAGCAGCGGGGTGTCGCCAGCGATGTTGCCCTGATAGACCTTGAGAAACTTCTCGTTGTCCAGCAGGACGGGCAGGATGCCGGGGTTGAGGACGATGGTGTCCGGGTCGAAACCGGCCCACTCCTCGTCGCTGGCGACGTCGCCGCTCGGGGTGGCGAACGTGATTTCCTTGATTCCCAGCGCGAAATCCAGCCGCGGGTTGCCGTTGGCGGTGTCCCAGGCGTTGTCGACGGGCATCGTCGGCACCGCGTTGGACAGCAGCAGGGCCCGGATTGCGCGGTCGTCAGCACGCTTGAACGTGTTGCGCATCTGGGTCATCTGCTTGTTCACTGCGCCGACGCGGTTCTCGTCGCGCATCTCGCGGGAGATGCGAATACCGACGCCGCGCTTGTTGGCGACCGCCACCCGCGGCACACCCATCTCCCCGTACGTCACGGGGATCTGCGCGAACTCGGCCACGTCCTCGATGTCGCCGACGAGGAACGTCGGGTCGCCTTCGGTGTAGCCGACGAGGCCCGACGGGTTGGCCCCGGCGTTCCGCAGCAGGCTCTCGCTGATGAAAATGTTCGTCATCAGCTCTTTCATCTTGGTGGGCACCATCATCGGCGACCCGATCAGGTCGGCGACGGTGATCTGTGGCCCGTCCGAGATGCTCACGACTCCTGTCTTGGGCATTGCTCTCTATCTCCTTTGTCTCGACCGAGGTCGCTAGATCCCGAGCCGGACGAGGCCGACGGGGTTGGTGGCAACGACGACACCGCCGGGCTGCGTGCAGCGACCGACGATCGTGCGGGCGTCAGGGGTGGCCCCGGCCGGGGTCACGGTGCCGGCCGCCGCGGCGACCAGCAGATCGCCCTGATTGGCGTTGGCCGCGTACGTCATCGGCACCTCGTCACCGCCATAGGCCACCGCGACGGTCTGCGGCAGCACCACGGTGTTGACCACGGGCCGGCCGTTCACGATGGTGGCCTGGGTGTTGACGTCCTCCGGCGCGATCGCATCGGTCAGCGCCACACCGGCCGCGCGGGTCGTCGCTGCGGCCCATTCCTGAATGCGGCCGCCTGCGACGAATTCGACGCCGCGGCCGCCTCGAACCGACTTGGTAGCCGCTGGGGTGTAGGTCCGCGGCCCCGAGGCCTTGGTGACCTGAACTGTTCCGGGCATTGTGCTGTGTCCTCCTCAGAATTCCGGTGCGTGTGCTGGCGCGGCCGCTTACTCGACCGACCACGCCTTGTACGTGGGGCTCTCGGTGACGTCGCCGCCCTGGTCCCCACCGGCGAATGCCTGCGGTTCGAGGGCGTGCCCGAGCTCGTTCATCGGCACCGCGGTGTATGCCGGGATGCCGGCGAGCAACTGCGTGGTGCCGACCTCGTCGGCACGCATGAGCGTCACGAAGTGCTCTTTGCGGGCCGGCGTGATCTTGCCGAGGCTGATCGCAGCGTCGACCGCGGCAGTGATGCGCTGGGTTTCCATCTGCGCGTGCGCCTTTGCGCCCAGCGACGAGTTGCGCTGCATCTCGGCCAGGGTGCCGGGGTCGATCACGCTCAACCCGAGCTTGGCGGCTGCGGCGGCCAGCTCGGCGACCTGGCCCTCGTCGATCTCATCGGGCGAGCTGCCGCCGGTGGTGTCGCCACCGTCGCCGTCACCGTCGCTGTTGTCGAGTTCGCCGAGCTTGGCGAGGACGTCCTCCTCGGTCGCGTCCTCCCCGAGCCCGAGGCGCTCGGCGACCTTCTTGCTGATTGCAGGCACGTTGGCCTCCTCCTTGGGTGCGGGGTCTGGCGACCCGTCCTCTACCCGCGCCGACGGCGACGGGGCGGCCTGGCGGCCGGCGTACTTGAACATCGCGGAGGCCTTGGCGATCGACGCGGCGGCTGCGGCTTCGACCTCCTCGCGCTTGCCGCTCTCGTCGACCTCGGTCGCCAGCCCGGCGGCCTTGGCCTCCTCGGCCGAATACCAGGTCTCGCGCTTCATCGCGCGGGCCCACTCGGTGGACTCGCCACCGGCGCGGTCGGCGTAGAACTCGGCCATCGACCCGTTGAGCTTCTGCAGTGTCTTGCCGGCGTCGATGAGCTCCTCGGCGGTGGCGCTGTAGAGACCGCCTCGAGCGTTGTGCAGCATCATCTGGCCGTACTTGCTGATCACGACGTCGTCACCGGCCAACGCGATCAGCGATGCGGCGCTGGCGGCCAGGCCGTCGACGTGCGTGGTGGTCTTGCCGGGGTGGCGCATGATCGCGTTCGCCAGCGTGAGGCCGTCCCAGGCGGCACCGCCGGGGCTGTTGATTCGCACGTCGAGCTCGGCGTCGTCGTCGAGCGCCTCGATCTCGTGCACCAGCTCGTTGACGTCGACGCCACCGAAAAACAGGTCCGCGCCGATCACGTCGTAGATGTGCAGCGTCGTGCGCTTGGTGTCCTTTTCGCCGTCGGCCTTGGCGGCGACGAGCTTGTACCACTGGCGCTTGCTGTCAGCCATCGCTGTTGTCCTCCTGCTCGGTGTCGGCGGGGGCCGGCGCGCTGGACTGCGACGGCCCGGCCGGCAACGCTGCGGGCTTGTCGACTGGCGGCTCGGCGTCCGGGTCGTCATCGTCGGGCTTGGCGGGCAGGTCGAGCAGCTGGCGCAGTGCGCGCTCGATTCGCAGATCGGGGGCCAGCAGGCCAGCCTCGACGAGCATCTTGAGCGACGCTGCGGTGGCGTCCTGCTGAGAACCGATCGGCGAGAACACAATCCGCGGGCAACGGGTGTCGGGGCCGAAATTGATATCGATCAGGTCCTCGATGATGTGGGCCTGCGCGATCTCGGCATACGAGAGAGCTGCGGCGTTGAGCGACTGGATGAACGGCCGCTCTTGCACCGAGGCGAGCGCGAAGCTGCCGCCGCGGTCGAGGTTGAGAAAGTGCGCCAGACCCGACAGCGCAATCGCCTTGTCGTGGTACTCGATTGAGGCCCGAATGTCGGGCAGGTTGCCCTGGACGCCGAGCAGGGTGAGCGATTGGCCGGCGGCCAGGCCGACACCGGAGTGCAGGCCGCCGCGGAATCCGCTCGCGATGCGCTGCATAGCCCGAACCTCGGCCGGGTCGTTCGGCTTGCTGGCGGTGCCGACCGGGACACCCATACCGTTGCGGCGGGCGACGGCGACCTCGATGCGTAACAGCTCGTTCTTGAGCAGCCAATGCTTGTAGCTCGACCGCAGCACCGAGCGGCCTTGCCAGAATCCGGGCCGCTTGTTGCGGGAGTACACCACGAGCCGGTTGATCGGAATGTCGAGCGGGCTGATGCCGTACACGACCTTTTTCGTTGCGGCCGGCGCGAACTGGGTGATCGAGTCGAGTCCACCGTCGAGCGCGACGTTGAAATTCTGGATCGTCCACTGCGGCCGCGGCCCGAGCTTGCGCAGCACCACCCGTCCGTCGGCCTCGCGCCGATACACCTGCTCGAACACGGCGTGCCCGAACTGGGGGACCGGACTGGCCACCTCACGCAGATGCGACAGGAACGAGAACCGGCCCTTGCTGCGCCCACCGTCATCGACGTTGTCCTCGCCGACGACCGGCACTCGCAGGCACCGCGAGATGAGCTGCACCGCTTCGGCCGGCGCACCGTTGGGGTCGATGCGCCACTTGGCCGACAGGATCGGCAGCGAGATCGATTCGAGGAGCGAGTCGACCCGCGAATCGTCGTTGTCCATGTCGAGGAACACGGCGACGGCCTCGGGCCACTGCAGCTGAGGCACTTTCTCGAACGGGTCCCAGGCGAGCCAAGCGTTGCTGCTGTTCGAACCGTTGACGTAGCCGCGCTCACCGAGGGGCATCGCCGTTTCGACGCGGGCGGTTGCCGTCGGCCGGCGCAGACCGGGTGAGGACTGGCCAGCCAGCCGCCGGGCAGTAACCGCCCGCGGCTGAATTACAACCGTGTCATTCGCACCCATCGGTGCCTAGGTTGTCAGGTCCCAATCGTCAAAGTGGCTACTTGTCGCCTCGAATTGTTCGAGGTAGCTCTCGGGTGCGAGCTCCTGTTCGGCGACGTCATGCCCATCTGCGCCGACCGGGAGCGCCGCTGGGGTGTCCTCTTCGGCAAATTCGAGCACGCCCCACAGGGCCAGCATGAACGCGACGACCTGCGCGACCGAGCCCTCTTTGGTGTCGATCACCTCGTCACCGCGGGGCAGTTTGCGTATTGCGGCCTGCTCCAATCCCTCTCGGATGATCGGCTGATCGGTGTGGCAGATATCGCCGGAGAATGCGTGGTCGATGAACGACGACGAGGCGATCGAGAACTCGTTGAGCGTGGTGACCCGCAGGTCGTAGCCGAGCCGGCGCATCACCGGGACTAGGTCGACGCCGGGATCGTGGCCCTCGATGAGGATCTCGACCGGGTCGAACTTCTGAATGATCGTCAGCAGGTAGCGGGCGGCCTGGCCGATGTTCATCTCGGCGTACTGGCCGAGTTCGAGGGCGACCTCGCCGTGAATCGTGCGCTGACCGGCCGCGAACGCCCACCGTTTCTTATCCTGGGTGCGTGACACCGCGACGACGATCTGCCCCGCGAGGATGGCATCGAGGCGCTTGAGCGGCACCCAAACCTCCTCGATTGGGATGATCGGTTCGCGATTCGTCTCGGTGGCCGGCCATTCGCCCCACCCGAGGTAATCCGCCTCCCACAGTGCGATGCCCGCCGCGTTGATGCACAGCACCTTGCGGATCGAGTCGATATCACGGTCTTTCGAGATGACACCATGCGAGGGCGACGCCAGCCGCCACTGCTCCCTGTCGAGGCGCAGCTCGGCGCGCTTGCGTTCATCCTTTGGTGGATCGGGTGCGCAGAACTCGCTGAACAGCAGCTCGGGATCACCGTTCTCGGGATTCTTGTAGCCCTTGAGGCCGAGCTCGCGGACACCGGCGAATATCGAGCAGAACGCGTGAATCGAGGCCACCGGCGCGGTCGAGGTGTAGATCGTTTGCGCGTTCGGGCTGGCAATCTGCGCACCGGTGAGCGCAGCGACCTCGGCCTCGGTGAGGTTGTAGGCCTCGTCGAACACGACCAGGTCGATCTGATCGAGACCGCGACCGAGGTCGGTTGAGCGGACACCACACCGCAGGTGGGCGATCTTGCCGTTTCGGGCCCGCACGGTGATATCGCCGCGGCCTTGCTTGCCACCGGTTTTCGAGATGAGCCGGGCGGCCAGGCTCGGCCGGCTCTCGATGATCGAGACCACGCGGGCGAACACCGCGTCGGCGGTCTGCCCGCGCTGCGCCGAATAGACGGCAGTCTCGCCGAGGTAGAACAGGCCGTACAGAATCCGCGCGACCATGATCCATGTCTTGCCTTGCTGCCTCGTGCAGACCAGGCACCAAATTCGGTGCAGCCATAGGCCCTCCGCGTTGCGGAGCATGCCGTCGCGCAGACCGTCCCATTGCCAGGGCAAGCACCGCGAGGCTGTGACGCGGCTGGTGAACTTCGCGGCCTTGACCGAGTCGGTGTCGTCAGCGAGATCACGCTCGGGATTCGCCCAGTAGAACCGCGGCGCTTGCGGCCCGTCGAGCCTCGGCCAGTCACCGACCCACGGCGGGGGCCCGGTCTGGTCGTTGCGGTTGGCCGGCGCTGCGCGACCAGCACCTTTGCCCGGACCGGAGGAGGCCTTGCGCTCGGTGGCCTGCGGTTTCTTGCGGGCCCGGCGTGCGTCAGAGGTTGAGGTCGTCGTCATCGTCGTCTGAACCTTCGCCGGGCGGTGGAGGTGGGAGCGTCGCGCGCTGTCGAGCGATATCGGCCAGCAGCGAGGCGAACAGCTTCGCCTGCTGGCGCTCCTCACCGACGGTGTCGCGCAACGTCATCGACACCTCGACGTAGAACGCCTTGCGATCACCGCTCGGGGTCTCCTGGGCGAGGATGCGGCCGAGATCGAGCGTCGCGATGGCCGTTGCGTCGCCGCGGTTGATGCGGTCGAGCTGTTCGAGGCGATCGGCCACTCGGCACACCTGCTCGACGAGCAGCTTGATCCCGCCGGGGTCCGTATCGCGCCACAGATCGGCCCGGAGATGCTCGCCAGCGGTCGGTTTCCACCGCTTTGCAGCCCGTGAGCGCCCATTGGTGGCCGAAACACGCCCTCGCGCAACCGATTTCGTCGCCTTTTTGGCCGGTGATTTCGGTTGCGCGGCAACGGTTTTCGCGGCGGGTGGACTACTCGCGCCGGACCTGCCTGCCAACTAGGCCACCCCCCTCGGGACGAAAAACGGGGTCGGCTCGAAAAAAAAACTGACTACCGCGCCGGCAGTCAGGCCCCCCCGCCCCCTGAACTTTTCGGGGGGTGGGGGGCTCGCCGCGTCGCCGCAGGTCAGAGGCATGGCGACGGCAAACATGCAGGTCAGAGGCGCGCGGACTGGCACGGCTTGCCGACCTCCTCGTCCGTCCACTCGACGTTGCCCTCGTCGTCGAGCAGCACAGGCTCGTGCGCACCGAGGTAGCGCGACCACCGCAGCACGGGCACACAGCTCGGCTCGTCGCCAGGTCGAACCGAATAGCCATTCGCTTTCGCCCAGTTCGGATGCACGGTGATGCGACCGTGACAGCCCGTCGTGCCTGAGCCGCAGACCAGCATGAGGTTGGCCAGTGTTCCTCTGCCACCTTGGCTCGCGTTCACCCTGTGGTGTGCGTTGGTGGCCCCGTGCTTGCCGCATACCTCGCAACAGTGCATGGCTCGCTCGTGTAGGTCACGCCGCACAGAGGGTGACACCTGGGTCATGGTCACGAGGTGAGGCGCTCCCGGATGCGTAGCCAGGATGGGCTGTGGTGCACGCACACTGGGCGGATCTGGCCGTGTGTGCAGCTGCATGGTGGAACGTCGGTGATCAGCCCTGCGTCCACCAGGACCCTCGGCCCCGTGGTCACTGGCCCCTCGATGGCTCGATGCCGCGGCTGCCGTTGCATGGGTTGGCGGGGTTGTCGCTGCATGGTGAGCCGACCGGTTCGGCGTGGAATCCGTACGGCTCGACTGCGCATGTGTGCTTGCCCGCTTGGAGTCCTTCGATGTGGACGTAGTCGGGGGCGAACGCTATGAACGCGATTCGGTCGTCGCAGTGCTTGCAGGGCTCGGGCTTTGCGCCGCGGCGCTGATCTCTGGTCGTCACGGTGTGGCTCCTGGCAGCTGGGTTGGGCAGAGGGTGGCGTGGCCCCCGCCGTAGCGCCTGCAGTGCGGGCATACCTCGGTGTTGGTTGCTGCGCACTCGGGGCATATGTCGGCCCCGTTGGCCCGCAGGCGTATCCACCCGAGCCCGTCGAGGTGGGTGGTGAGTAGGCGGTTGCGGGCCTGGGTGGACAGCAGGGTGTCGGCGAGCAGCTTGAGGCGCAGCTGGGTGGCCTTGCAGGCTGCGCAGGTGATGGTTACGCGGTGGGAGAACTGGGCTTTGAGCACGAGGCCTGAGCCGACCATGTAGGCGTCGGGGTCATCAGCGTCGACGAATCGGGGGAGATCAGGCAACACGGCACCCTCGGTCGGCGACGTACGCGGCGTGGTCGTGGTACCAGCCGACGATCGCGTTGTGCACGGTGTCGATTCGGCCGGCCTCGGTGGCACGGTTGATGACCGTGCGGCGGCCGGGGTCAACGATCAGGATGCGTGCGCCCTGGGCGATGTAGCGGTCGACCTGGTTGCGGTTGGGTACTGCGTGGATTACGTAGGCGTCGAGCTCGCTCATCGTTCCGTTGATGTTCTCGACGACATGGCGGCTCTGCCGGTCGAGCACCTTGCGCACTGCGGCGTCGCGGGCAGCCATCGCGGTGCGCCAGATCAGCGACGAGGGCGCGGTGTGGCTGGCGTCGGCTGTGGTCATCGCGGAGACCAAGGCGTCCATATCGACAATCACGTCCGCGGGGTCGGCGTTCTCGCGCACCCATGTCGTTTTGCCGGCGCACGGTGGTCCGGTCACGATGAACACCGTCATCAGATGGTGACCTCGCGCGTTGGTGCCTCGACGGAGATCTCGCCGTCGGTGTCGACGTGCTGGGCCAGGAACGTGAGCTCAAGCACGGCACAGCCGGGCTCCTCGGACAGCCAGGTGAGCGGGCCGGTGATGGCCCACGGGAACGGGCCGTCGCCGAGGTCGGGCGGGCGGTGCACGTGGTGGCGGAACTCGACGAGCTCACCGGTAGCGACCAGGACGGGCAGGATGCGCACCGCGACGAGATACAGCCCGCCCTCGGTTCGGTGGAACGTGGCACCGTCCTCGGTGATGTACCAGGGGAACGGTTCGCCGTCGACGTCGAACCGGTGCTCGGGCTCCTCGCCCGGCATCAGCTCGCGGTTGGAGTTCGGGCAGTCGCACGAGTGGCGGTAGACCACGGTGCGGGCGATGTTGGCGGTCACGGTGCCTCCTGGTAATGCTGTGCGGTGTGGTCGGGTGATGGGCCACCGGGCGCGTGGCAGGCGTCGCAATCGGGGTCGTAACCGGTCTCGTTGACCTGGTGCGGTTCCGGTTTTGCGCACGAATCCGAGGGTTGCCGGTCGAGCTCTGCGAGCACGTCGCGGCCGTGTTCGGTAAGCGGGCGTACCTCGCCGTCGTGGTCGACCCACAGGTCACTGAGGGGCGGGCAGACGCGGCAGTCCTCGCGGCGGCCGACGTGAGGGGCGGGGCCGCTGTAGTAGCTCGCATGGGTCACGATGGGAACGGTTCCGACGTCGGCGAGCCGTGCGAGCACGAACGCCGCACGACGATTCACCTCGGCCTCGGCATCGCGACCAAGAGAGGCGAGCGCAACCATCGCGGAGAGAGCGACGTCACCGAGCTCGGACACGAGAGCGTCCTGGTCGTGCGTGACCCCCTTGCGCGGGTTGCCGCCTGTGTACCCGAGCCATGCCTGTGTCGCCTCGCCGGTCTCCTCGGCGAGCTTGAGTATCCGAGTGCTCATCGGCACATGGCGCGCGTCATTCCATGCTGCGAGCTGGCGAGCTGCGTCACTGAGCCCGCTCACTGGTAGCTCCTGGCAAGGTGGCGCGGCAGTGGCACTGCCTTACCGTTCTGGTCGAACAGGTAGGCCGGTTCACCGAGGCGCACCAGCTCGTCGAACTGGAATGTGCGCAGGTCCTTGCTCGGGTCGCTGGTGATGGTGGTGGCGTCGACGTCGCCGATACCGGCGCTGGTCTGCGTCCAATAGGCCCGGTCGGCGAGGCAGTAGTGCCAGCCACCGGCGTCCTGTCCGAACCATGCGTAGAACGCCCGCCACACTGGGCCGTCGCACTGCCAGATCGCGTTGCGTTCGTCCGGCCCGAGCCGACGCACCCGCCGCGGCTCGATCATGGCTGCGGGCTCATCAGGGTGGCCAAGCGAAGTAGACGAGATCGCCGAGGACACTGCGGGTTTCAGCGTGGCTGTCGAGTGCGGCCTGTCGGTCGGGGTTGAGTGCGGGTCGTTGGTCATCGCGGGTGCCGTCTCCTCGTTGCTTGTTGCAGGTGTCGTGTAGGAGACGGTCAGCCGGGTTGCCGCTGGTGCCGTGTGTGGCGCGTGAGCGGCTGTGGTCGGCGTGCAGTGGCTTACCGTCCCAGTTCCGCGTGGGATCGCGGAACATTTTGCGGCCGCACCACCAGCACAGGGTGCCGTCAACGTGCCTGAGCAGCAGGCGATCTCGGTGCAGCTGGTGATCCCAGCCGAGACCCTTTTGCGTGGTCGTCTTGGGCGGCCTGGGGGTGGTGTTGGGCACGTAGCGAGTGTGGTTACCCCAACAGACAAGGTGAGGTGTCAGCCGCCGATCATCACTCGAAATTGGTCCATAGTTCTGGTGTTGATTTGTGGTCCACATTGTTGGTACTATTTACGCATGATGAGCTACCGGGTCGAGATCGAGACAAGCGCCGCAAAGCAGATTCAGCGCTTGCAGCGCCACGACCAGAAGCGCGTCATGGTTGCGATCACCGCGCTCGCCGAGGAGCCCCGCCCCAACGGGTGCACCAAGCTCTCGGGCACCGACTCCGCATACCGCGTGCGGGTCGGGGTGTTTCGCATCGTCTACGTCATCGACGACGGGCTGCACATCGTGAATGTCACCCGCGTCGCCCACCGCCGGGAGGTTTACAAGCGATGAGCACACTCGTTCCAATCAGCAAGGCCAAGGCCAAGTTATCCGAGCTGGTGCGCCAGGCCGCCGAGGAGGACGTCGTCCTGATCAACCACTCGACGCCGGCCGCCGTCCTCGTCTCGGCCGAGCGATATGACGCGCTTCTAGAGGAACTCGAGGACCTGCGCGACCGGCTGAGTGTCCACGAGCGTTCCGGGATCACCATCTCGGCCGACAAGCTCATGGCCGAGCTCGGGCTGAGTGGCGAATGAAGCGCGTTGACCTGGCCGACCTCGGTGGGGCAGATCTCGGGACCGTCATGCGTGATCAGGCCGAGGCCCAGGCCGCGGTGGCAGCCGCCAAATCCGAGGTCTACGTCTACGTGCTTGAGGTGACGTTTTTCGGCGAGTACGGGTGGACGTCGGTGCACCGCTCGATCGAGGGCGCAAAGGCCCGGCTGTTCGAGAAGGTCGACGAGTATGACGTCCGCGAGCAGTTCGCGGGTATGGCGAACGTCGTTGGCGACGAGAGCGTGGCGGCCGGCGAGGAGGGGGACGTGGTCGTATGGGGAATCAGCAAGCTGCCTGTCGAGCAGTGAGCGAGGATTGCCGACACCCGAGCGAGGTCTCAGAGCTGCAGAACATTCCGCAGGGCGGTTGGGGCCTGATCGTTCGTACGGTGCAACCGCTGCGGCGACTGCGGCAAGTTCCTGTTCTCTACGGAAGCTGCTCGGCGCTACCGCTGACCTCGGCGTAGAGCAGTGCCCGCACCGCCGTCCCACGCCCCGCTGAGGGCTGGCTCGAATGCGTCCTTGAGCCAGTTGGCGAACCAGCGGCCAAGCCGGCGCATCATCACGGTAGGCCTTCATGTGAGCTACCGGCGGGGATGAGAAACCGCGGCTCCTCGGCATCGTGCATTCCGCACCCCCACTTGCCAATATGCGCCCACAGGTCGGCCTCGTGCGAGCCGTAGATCTCGCGATCCACCTTGAATCGGCGCAATTGGATTGCGTGGTGGCAGACCCCGCACAGGGTGATGGTGCCGAGGTTAAGACCGTCGTTCATGTCGGCTCGCCGAGCCGCACCAGCTGCACGTTGGCTATGTCATCCGGCATCGTCAGAAGTCCGTCACGCTGCTGGTGTGTTGAGTGCTTCGTCCCGAGACGTTCTACCGGGCACCACGCGCCAGTCTGGGCGTCCTTCATATCGAACGACAGCCTCCAAACCTCGGCGTCTTCTTTCACCATGCGCTCGCCGCAGATGCAACGATCGTCGTTCGGCGACCGCAACTCGGGGACCGCTTGGCTCCCCGACCAGGTGGAGCTGTGGCCCCGACCGGTGTCGTTCGGGCAGACGTAAGACGTGTAGGGCTCAAGCACTGCGACGTGAATATGGTCGCCGTCGTCGTAGTTGAGGTGGCACGTTCCGCAAAGTCGTTTCCCGCCAGCCCAGTTGCGGGAGAACGTGAATACGTGGGCGGTGTCAGGCGTCATGTCAGCCTCGCTGGTCGGTAGTAGGTGCACTGGCGGCAGTCTTTGCAGCCGTGAAGCGTCTGGGTGTAGAACTCGTGCCGGGCGTGAGCGTGCCCACATGTGCACATGTGTGAATCTCCCCTCATCGGTCGCTGCCGAATGCCTTGCGGCGCAGCTCGATGTACTCGCGCAGTGAACCGACCTCGTCGAGGCCGATGGAGTGATCGCGGCATACCGCGTAGCCGGCGACGACGGTCTCGGCCTTGCGGGTTTGGTCGCCGATGTTGACGCACACGCAGCAGTGCACGGGGTTGAGTTCGCGGGCGTCGAGGCCGGGCAGTTTCACGAGACGGGTACCTCCACCGGGGTGAGTTCGTCGGGTTTGTAGCTGCGGAACTCGTCGGGGACGCGCTTGGCGGCGTCGGGGTGTTTCGCGTCGGCCGCGACCTTGACCTCGCCGGTTGGGAACACGTGCCGCACTCGGTAGACCCGCTTGCCCTTGCCGATGCGCACGAGATCGCCGATGCGGTAACGCTTCATTCGACCCACCACGCCTGGCCCTCGCGCTCGGCGAGCCGGAGGAGATGCTCGGCGAGGATCACCGCGATAGTGATGCGGTTCGGGCCGGGCCAGGGGCCGGCGAGGTTGCGCGCCACCATTTCGAGTGCCTCGTCGCGGGTGGGTGGCCGGTAGAGGGCCTCCCACGAGAGCTCAGTCGGCGCGGTCACTGGTCGTCACCGTCAGGTGCGGCGTGCCGGCCGGCGGCCTGCTCGGGTGTGGGCTTGACGGCCCACGCGTAGCCACCGCCCTGTATCGCGATGCGCTGCAGGGATTCGACGGGCACGCCGAGTTCGGCGGCGAGCTCCTCGGGCATCACGTCGGCGTTGTGCACTGTGCCGCCGAGGTTCTCGGGTGCCTTGCCGAGCTCCTGGGCGACCTCGGCGCGCGTCTGGCCGGGCAGCATGTCGGTGAGCTGCTCGCGGGTGAACTCCTGGTCTGGGCCTACCCAGTCGCGGCCGTATTGCTGCGGCGACCCGTCGGGGATCGTGGCCTCGCCGTTGGCCGGCGGGAGCGTGAAGCCGTTGCGGGCCTCGGCGCGTGCACGCATCTCGCGCACCGCGGCGAGCTCCTCGGTAGTGGCCACGCGGGCCGGGCCGGTGTAGTCGACCGGGTTATCGGGCCGCGGCTCGAACGCACACCCGGCGATGTGCGGGTCGGTGATCGGTGTGCCACAGCACCACTCACGCATTGCAACATTCGGTGTAGAACTTCTACCGCTGATGTTGCAATCGTCATTCGCGGCCGCCCGCTGTCGCACGACGTCGCGGGCCATGCGGTGAATCGTGGTCACACCGTCGGGCGTCGTGGTGGTGACGCGGGCCGGGCCAGCGAGGCGACGCTCCTCGACGTGCGGTTCGGCCGGCGCGAGCGTGATGCGAGTGTGTGCGCCGAGTGCACCGCGCACCTGGCGCAGCACCTCGACGAGGTAGAGCAGCTGTTGATCGTCGGCCTTGAACGTGGTCTGCGTGGTGAGTTTCTGCCCGAGTGGCTCGTCGTCGAGGGCGATATCGAACTGGCCGACGTAGAACCGGCCGGGCCGGTTGAGGAACTCTGCGTATTGCTCGGCGTGGGTGACGTCGGGGGTGTCGAGGTTGGCGAGGTCGACGCGTCGGGTTTTGGTGTGCGCGGCAGCTTCTCGTCGCATCGCCGACTCGAGCGCTCTTTGCGCTTCTGCGACGGTGGGTGGGCGTTTGCGCTTGTTGCGGTTGTCTTTTGGCACGTTGGATTACTCCTGTCGGGTCGCAATGAGGTTGTGGGGTGTGAGCGGTGGGCGCAGTAACGGCCTCGCCTCGACCCGAGGGTCATGGGCCGCACTTGCCGGTCGAGAACAGGCACCGAGGTACATGGGTCACCAGGTTGACGCCCACCGCGCTACTCAACGTATGCACAGGGCTGACCGGTAGATAGCTGCTCGTCGACAGGCTCGAATTGCGCACAGCTGCAATACACGTGGCGCTCGTGCACCTCGACGATGGCCACGCACACCGGCTGGTGCTCATCGCGGGCATGGCCGCACTGACAGACGCTCACAGCCGGGGCTGGCCCAGACCTGGCCGGCCAGGCTCGAACAACACGGTACGCAGCTGTTCGAGGTCCCTGAGCGTGTAGGCCGAGGGTTTCAGATAGCCGTTGCCGTGGTCTGCGACCGAGCGCAGCCACCGGGCGACCTCGGTGTGCGGATTGGGCCCGGTCTCAAGGATGTTGGCGGCCTCACGCAACATCTTCGCTGTGGTGTTGGGCCAGCCGATCGCCGTGAACCGCACGACCCGGCGGTATTCGCGGTCACGCAGTTTTGCCTCGCGGACGACGGCCCGCACCGGGTGACGCAAGTCGTAGAACAGGTCTCGCAGGTTGATCACTTCGGGTGTCCTCACTCTGGTCGAATTCTCGGCAGTCGCAACGGGTCATCACGTGGGGCTCCCCGCCTGGCACGCAGCGGGTGCATGCCAGGCAGGCGCTACCGGGGCCCCACAGTGAGTGTTGCTCGCGCATATGACCGCATCGGCATTGCTGGCCTGTCACAGCAGGCCCAACGCCGCCGCGATGATCGCTGCGGGCAGCACTACGGCCGCGCTGAGGCCGAGATACAGCACCACGAGACGCCAGTCGATCTGCTTGAACCAGCTGCGCACCGGCCCCGGCTCTGGCGGGTCGACGATCATGCTGAGCAGCATGGCCTCTTGTGCGCGCCACTGATCTTCGCGGGTGGGATCGACCTTGATCTCGAACGCAACGCCCCGATCGCGGCGAGTTGCGCTGAGTATCCGGTCGTTGTTGATCGTTCCGAGCCGGACCATCCCCCTGCGGCGATCGTGCCGCCACAGCTCAACTTTCGGTGCCCACAGGGGGATGGTGACGGTGTAGGGGTTTGGTCGGCTGGGACGGGCCAGCGCGAGCATCCGGCGGGCGACGAACATCTCGCGTTGGCCGGGGTACGGCATGATCTCGGGCCAGCAACCGCACGAGTCGCGACCGGCGGCCAGTGCACCGAGATCCATGCAGCCGCACGGGCCGTCGCCGTGGGCCCGGTGCCCGCACAAGCCACACCGCGGGATCGCAACCTCAGTCACTTCGCTGGCCTCGCAATATCGACGAATACTGGCCGGTGGCCACGGGTGCATTGCGCACCGTCGACGGCAACGCTGGCAGTCACCCCACCAGTCGTGCGCGTCAGCGCGGCTGCACCCGCACACTGGGCAATCGCCGCCGAACACCCGCTCGAACAGGTCGCTCATCGCGTCACCTTGCCTGTGCCCTGGCAGACGGGGCAGGCCAGTCCGTGGGCCGCTCCACTGCCGAGTGGGCCCTCGACGCGGCCGTATCCGCCGCAGACGGTGCACCGCTCGGACGGGTCGGGCAGCAGGATCTCGCCGGTCTCAGCGTTGATACCGCCCAGCCGCAGAATGTCCTCGTCGCGGCGCTGGCTGAGCCGGAACCACGACACCAACGGCACGCATTCGATGGTCCACAGGTCGACGAGCTTGTTGCGGTGCGCCGCAACTGGCAGCCAGAGCAGCTCGTTGGTGCGTTCGATCTTGAGGACCTGGCGGCCGAGCATCATCGCGACCGGCTCGATGGACAGGTGGCCCTCTTTGCCTCCCTCGCCGATCAGCGCCAGGCCGTCAAGGGTGGCCTCGCTCGGTGGGGCATCGGGACCGCCGACGCGGGTACGGAATGTGACCGGCCGGGGGATCACCTCAGAGGCGATGGTGTAGCCGACCTCGGTCCATGAACCGTTGTTGTCGACGATGCGCACCAGCACGCGGCGCATGTTGTTGTTGCTCATGGGCAGCCGATCCTCTCGAATGTTGCTCTGAGTTCGGTGAACTGCTTGGCGACGCGCGCTATCGCCTTGTTGATGCTGTCCACGTTCGCGCGGAGTTGGGCCTTCGCGCTGGCCGGACGGCTCACAATGAACCCTTCGGGAGTGAACCAGTACACGGCGATCGTGGGGTTGCTGTCGAGCTCGGCCTGGGCGCGCTGACGCAACTCAGCAAGCGGCGTGATGCCGGCCCTCGATGTCTTAGTCATCGGCCAGATCCTCGTCACGCCAGGTGCGTTCGACGCGGTCGTAGCGCCGCTGCAGGTGCGCGCCGTGGTCGGGACCGTAGCGCTTGCCATCGGGGTGTCCGGGTGGGTAAACGGTGATCATGTTGCCGCGGATTGCGCGCAGCTTGGCCAGGTTCTCGGCGCGATCTGAGGACTCGGACCACACCGTGCCGTCGGAGAGCACCACGCGCCACCACCGGCCAGGTTTCCACCCGTCTGCCCACGGGTCGAGCTCGATAGGGCCGGCGATCTCATCGGCACGGGGCGGCTCGGCCTCGTAGCTGGCGGCGAGCTCGGCGTAGAACTCGGCTCGGATTGCCGCGACAGGGTCCGTGCCGCGCGTCTCGACCTGCGCCCACGGGTCGTTGGTGGCGATGCGCATCTCACCAGACCAGATACGGCGGTGGTCGGGGCTCACCGTGATGACGCCGCCGTCGCCGCCCTTGTCGATGGTGGCGAATACCCACCGCGGGGCCTCGTCGGCCAGTGCCTCCTGATAGGACCGCGGGACGCCGAGCCCGGTTGTTGGCCAGAGCAGTTCGAGGGTCACGGGGTGCCACAGGCGCAGCGACAGCAGCGGCCAGCGGAGAGCCTTGGCGAGTGTGGTCTCGGTCATGGTGTTGATCCTCTCGGGTTTCGTTTCTTGGTGGCGCGATCGATCTTGCGTATCGCTGCCTCGAACTTTCGGTCTTGGTTGCGGAGGTGATGCCACGAGCGTTTGCGCTTGAGGTGCTTGCCCTTTTGTCGGCGGCCCATCTACCGCTCGTCTCGTTTTCGGCCGCGCTCGCGGGCTGTGAGGCCGCCCCATATGCCGTTGTAATCGCCGAGTGCGTCGGCGAACCCGAGGCACTCCTCGCGCACTGGGCAGCGTCGACACACGCTCTTGGCCTCGGCGACGATGATGCGTCGACGTCGCTCGGACTGTGAGCGTTTGATATCGGCGTCGGCGCGGGCCGGGGGCGGGTAGAAGATGTCCGGCCGAGGATGCCCGCGGCAGGCCGCCCGCAGTTTCCACGCCTGCGGCAGCTCGCCGAGGATGATGCGCACGAGCCGCGCTCGGGCACCGCCACCGCCGACCTTGGCCAGTGCCGGCGGGCGAGCGTGATTCGGATGAGTGGTCAGGCGAATACCTCCTCGAACAGGCTGAGCTGTGCGCCGATCGGTACAGGGGCGGTGTGGCATTCGCAGGGGCAGCGGTACACGTGCGACGGCCGGATCACCGCCAGGCCGTACGGCACGAGGCAGTGCTCGATGCCGTCGGGGATCGGGTCGGTGCCCTTGTGTCCGCGCCGGGGCGGGATGGTGACGTAGCACTCGGGCATCCAGATACCGCGCGCGCTCGTACCACCGGCCCGGTGGTTGCAGTTGCCGTGCTTGCCCATCACGCACCAGTGCGTAGGCCCGTACTCGCACCCCGCCGGCCCCGTCACGGAGGTGTCTCCTCGGTGGCCCTGCCTGCGGCGCGCATCCCGCTGAGGGCCGCGTCAAGCCGATCGAGGGCGTCACGTGTGTTGCCGACCGGGTCGTTCCATCCCTGGGTGAACCACAGCACCGCTTTCTGGACGCTGCCGAGCTCGCGCACTGCACCAGCCATCTCGGCGATCTGGGCGAGGCTGACGTGACCGTACAGAGGCAGGTTGGTGTCGCGGTCGCTCCAATCGATCGGAGCGCCGAGCGCCTCCTCTACCCGCTTGAGCCTGGCGGCCAACTCTGTGGCGTCTGGCTGGTCACGCACCTGCGACGCGACGAGTCGCTCGACCCGTTCGTTGACCGTTGCCTCGGCGTCCTTGGTCGCCTTGGCGCGGGCCGCGTGGATCGTCTCGGCCCGGAGCGTGTCGTGCCGGGCGATGATCGAACGCACCGCATCCCACGACGGTTGATGGGTCCGCGGGTCCTTGCGTTCGGCCGGCGTGTGTACCTGCATCCGAGTCTTGCTGCGGCCGGGGTACATCAGGCCCCACCCGGCGGGCAGCTCGCCCTCGTGCACGATGGCTGGATTCGGTACGACCAGCCACCACTCGTGGCACTGATCGGCCCATTGGTCTGCCTTGCCGGGTTTGTTGAGCTCGTTGAGCCAGTCGGCGCGGCTGACCTTGAGCTCGTGGCCGACGAGTAGCCGGCCGCTGCTTGATGTGAACCCGACATAGATTGCGTCGCAACGGCTGCCAGCGCCCCAACTGCCGTTTTGGCCGACCTCGGGCAGGAACACCCCGCCGGGGAGGTCCCGGCCGGGCCTGATGTAGTGCCGTTTCAGCAGCGCCAGCAGGGCCGCGGTGTTGCTCTCGGTCACAGGCTCACCGCCGGCCAGGTGGTAAGTGCGACGTTCTCGACGTGTCGGCGACCCTTGTGCCAGGGCGTCGGCCAGCCGAGTTGGACGACACCCATATCGGCGAGGCCGAGCGCGTCGGCCTGGTCGGCGTTGAGCCGGGTCATCATGTGGGCGACTGCTTCGCCGTGCGTTGTTCCGCGGCCGGCGTCGACCTTGAACCGCGACCGGGTCTCATCGCATACGAGTCGCTTCGCGCGGTCGCGGTCCTTGCCCATTGGCGGCTTGACCCCGCAAATGAACTTGGCCCGGTGATCGGGAGTGACGACAGCGAACGGGATGCCGCGGGCCTGTAGCGAGGTGATCACCGACCACCAGAGGCCGGCGCGGTCGTAGTAGCTCGGCATCGAGCTCTGCCCGTAGCTCGGGCCCTCGACCACGCCGAGGCGGATATCCGCACCTGCCCGGCGCGCAGCGTCGACGATCCCCATGATGGCCTTGGCCTGCCGCACGAGCCGCCGGCCGCGCTCGTCGTAGGTGGCGTTCTGGTGACCGGCCTCGCCGCAGTGGGTGAGCAGCGATGGCCACGCCGTGCCCTTGCTGCCGTCCGGGATGAGCGTCTCGATCGCGATACCCGCACGGGTGAGCGACAAGTCGAGGCCGAGGACCGAGGGCCGCAGCGCGTCGTGCGCCTGGCGGGCGTGCTGGCGGGCCCAGGCGCGGAGCTCGGCGCGTGGGCCGTCATTCCACTCGCCGCACAGCTCGCACTTGGCCGAGCTGTCGAGGATGGAGATACCGCCCGCGGCGTCGAGCTCAGCCGCGCCGGGTGCGATCGGGTCTATCACCGCGGTGCTCACTGGGCGGCCTCGATTCGGGCCTTGAGCGCCCTGAGTTCCTCGCTGACGGTGAGGATCTCGGCGGCCGCCTTGCTCGCATCGAGCTGACCGACGTAAAGACGCTCCACCAGATAGGCGATCAATCCGTAGGCGATCTCCTGCTGCAACGCATCCTCGTGCGGAACGAGTGCGAGCTGTTCCGGGTCGATGCGCATACCCATGAACCCGAGCACCAGCACGGCCTGCGCACAGTGCGATGGCTCTCCACCGTGGTCGCGGTCGACGTGCTCGCGGTAGTCGGTCAGCGCCTTGTCCGCGAGGTTGCGCAACAACGCATCCTGCTGGTCGATAGAGGCGCTCATATGCGGCGGAATCCACTTGTCGTCGGCCATTACTTGCTCACCTCCACGATTTCGGGCAGGCCCAGAGCTCGACGAATGTCGTTCTCGTGGCCCGTGGTGGCCTGCACGGTCGCGAGCATCGACTCGCAAGCGGCCAGGTGCCGGGCCAACGTGAGCGCCGAGGTCCTCGACGACGAGGAGTGCACGACGTTCCCGCGGGGTGACGTGATCAGCCAGGGCCACAACGTGATCAGCGATGGCTCATCCGGGTCGATAGGCCGGAACGTGACGCGCCACGCCGCCGGCCGCGTCAGAAACCGGGCGCACGGGCAGCCCTCTCGACCGCACGGCTGATACACCGGCGCGCCCGTCTCCTCGTGGTAGGCCAGCACCGGGTGCGCATCGATCGAGTGGCGGCACACGCACCGGATGAGCCGCCGATCCACCTCGGGGGCGGTGTCGACCAGCGCGGCGTCCGCGCGGGCCTGGGCCTCGGTTGTTCTCATGAGTTGGTTCCTCTCTTGGCGTCGGACTCCCGAACCGGGTGGCACGGAAGGTTTTCCAGCTGGGGGCGACCTGGTAGGTCGGGGTGGACACACGGCTCGTCGATCGGCTGGTGGCAATGGCGGCAAGCGACGGTCAGTGCGGTGCGGTGGACGTGAACCATCTCCGGGTCGTTGCGCCAGTTGCGGGGGCGATGCCGGTAGTCGCCTCTGGACATCACCACCACCTCACGAGGCGGTTAGTGCGGAGCCGGAGCTGGCGGGAGATAGAGGTTGCCCTTGCGGACAAGGGCAACGAGTGTGCGTCTGCCGTCGCAGTGTGGTCGACGTCGTCGCTGCCGGTCACGGGAATTACTCGCACACCGCAGGGCCGGGATATTCCGCCGGGTGCCTTGTCATTGGCGCGCTCGGGCCTGCCTTTACCGCGCGGCCCCGACGGATCGAGAAAGCAATCCCGCTCTGACCGGGGACGACCACGCTGTTGGGAATTCCGCGTGTCCCCCGAGTGGCTTAGAGTCGGGGGTAGCTCTGGTGCTCGGCCGACGTGGAAATTGGGGACTGCCGGAGCGTTGAGGCCCTCGCGCTGGCAGGCGTGGGGGCCTCGCTCATAGATGTAGGGACCCGAGCGGACAAGGTCGGGGGTTGCGCGCGGCAATGACGTACGCGAATGGCCTTGACCTGCAATGACGTTCATGCGGCAGCCCAGACGATCGCGTTGCGGCCGCTGGCGAGCTTGGCCCGTTCTCCGGTGTCAATGACTTCGCCGGCCTCGACGAGCTCGTGGCGGCGCGACCGGATGCCCGAGGGCGACTGGCGCGGCTCGAACCCGAGATCGGCTGCCGTGGTGTAGCGCTCGACGAGCTCGGAGTCGGTCATACCGACTGAGCCGACGCGGGCCAGCACCCGCAGCACGGCCTGCTGGGAGGCCCTGAGACGCTCACCGGCGATGGACGCGGCGGCCTGGCGGGAAGTGGGCGGGTCGGTGGCCCGTGCGGTCGCTGTGGGCTCACCAGCGGCATCGAATAGGGCGTACTCGTCGGAGACGGTCATAGGTAGACGCCTTTCGCGAGGGTGGTGCGAATTCGGTGGGTGCTGGGCCGGTAGCCGCGGTCCTGGGTGACCGCTCGGCACATGTCACCGAGCGGCATGTCGACGCCGAGCTCGGCCAGGCTCGGCACTGCGAACTCGTAATCGGGATCAGCGAGGCAGTTCTCGCATAGCCCGAGGCGTCCGCAGCGCCGGCACGGGGGATTCATCGCGGGGTGACCTTGTCGGGTATGCGTTCCCGCACGGGCGGCGGGCCTGCATCGGGGTCGAGTGACCCGTAGTAGCGGAGGTTCTCGCCGGGCGGGGCCATCTGCACGATCTCGGCCTCGACGTAGGTGTAGCCCTCCTCCTCGTCGAACCACGCGTCGGTGACCTGGCGGTAGAGCCCGTCAGCGCCGGGCCCCATCACCTCACCGACTCGAATCGAATCGGCCTTGTCGCCCTTGAACCTCACGTCGGTTCCTCGTCGTGGAGTTCGGTGTTGACAATTTCGATGCGGCCGTAGGCCTGCCGTTCGGCAGCCAGGGAGTCGAACCGAGTCAGGCGCTTCGCCTCGTTGACCCGAATTACTTCCGCGCCCTGCAATCTCGTCGACGCACCCACCACCCGGCGGCCGTCGAGCACCACGTAGATATCGCTCACGAGGCGGCCTCGAGTGGTGTGAGTGTGAGCGCGGTGCCGTGCTGGCGTTCCTGGTGCGACAGCCACGACAGCACCGCGGTGTCAGGGGCGTTGAGCGGTGGCGGGATCTCGGCGGCGAGCTCGGGGTAGGCCTGCCGAATCGCGGGGCGGCACCGATCGATCGCGTCGGGGATATCGTCGGCGGCCGGGACGTTGCCGAGCATGAAACCGAGAACGTCGAGCAGATCGCCGTAGCTGCAGAACGATTGCTGCATATCGGTGTGTGCGCACGCGAGGGTGAGCACCTGGCCGATGGAGAACGAGCGGGGAGACGCCGGGGTGGCCGGCGTCCCCTGCTCGGGCTCGGCACTCAGTGGCCGACCATCCATCTACGCGGCCCCCGATTCTGCCGTGGGGTCCCACAGGGTCTCGCGGCGCATCACCTTGCCCGCGCCGCTGCGGACGACCAGCTCGACCGCCTCGTCACCACGTGGGGCGATGCGGCGGGCCAGCTCCTCGGCACGCGAGAGCCGGTCGTAGCCCTGGCTGGTCGAGCTGAGCAGCGTTCGACCGTTGCGGCCGTCGGCCATCCGAACGGTGAGCTTCTCGCTCTTGTCCGGTTCGATGAAAATGCGGATCACTGGTATCTCCTCGGTAATTCGTTGTGGTTCAGGCCGCGCTGTGGTGGCGGGCCCGGTTTCGCTTGACGCGAGCGCGCCGGCTGGCCCGGCGGGAACGATTCGCGTCTCGGTTGCGCAGCCGTCGGCGCTCTACCTCGTCGTCGGGCACGGTGCCCTTGAGGTAGACCGGCTTGAGCTGCAGCCCGGCTAGGACACCGCGAGTGAATTCGGTGTCGTACGGGTTGCCGTCGACCCGCCGGCCATGACGCGGGGCCGCGGTCTGCTGCGGCTCCTCCTCGGGCTCGGTGAGTGGATCGTCGAACAGTGGTGCGTCGGCGAGCTCCTCGGCGAGACCGTCGTCGGCGACCAGGTCCTCGAATACGTCGTCGAGGATCGGCTCGCCGGCATACCAGTCCGGCGGGGTAGCTTCGCCGCGGCCGCCACCGCACCGAATTCGCTTGGTGGCGTGGTGCTGCCACGCATCGAGCTCGTTCGAATACTCGATCGCCTGGCCGCAACCGTCGACCGCGCACGGGATGCCCTCGAATGCGCCGGCCTCGTCGAGCTCGACAGCTGCGTTGAGGTCGAGGCCGTGCAGGTGCGCGTGCACTTTGACCTCGCCGCGCGGCTGCTCGGCCTGCCGGTGACGCTGATACTCGGTCATCCGCGTCGGCTGACGGTTACCGAACCGGGCTGCTCGGCGCTGCCGGCGGCCGGGGTTGCTGCTCATCTCTGCTCCTCAAATTTGTGGGTGAAACCGGAACCTGTGCAGGTCGCGGGCTACTTGGATTTGCCGCCGTCGGAGAACGCGACGACGTTCTCGGGCTCGGCGTCCTCGCTCTGGGTATCGATGAGCTCGCCGCTCTCGGCCTCTGCCCCGGCCGCGTCTGCCGAGACCTTGCCGGTGTGGTCGACGAGGGTGCCCTGGTTGGCGTTGTCCGGTCGGGTAGAGCCTTTGGGCCACACCGCCTCGACGTCGACCGAGTAGGTGACGCGGGTCTCGCCGTCGCCGCGGTCTTTCTCCTCGTAGCCGGTGACGGTGCCGAACACGGTGTATTCGACCTGTTGCCCGCGGGCCGGCTCGGTCACGTCGCGCTGACCGAACGAGCCGGTGAACTTGACGTAGAAATCCGCGGGGGTGCTCTTAGCCACGTGTTATCTCCTGTCGTTGGGGTGGCCCACCGGCGTGTTCGTCGGAGGGAGCTTTGTAATCGGTGATTTCGAGGACCACGTCGACGCGAGCGTTGGGGCCATAGCCCAGATTTCGGGCGCGGTCGATCATGTCGGCGAGCTGGCCGAGGGTGAGTCGGCCGACGCGAAACTTGCCGCTCCTAGCCACCGCTGACCTCGTCACCTGCTGCAGGGTGTTGCGAGGCCTCGACAGGCGCGGCCTCGATCGGCGCGGCGAGCAGGATGCGGGCCGCCTCGTCGATCGCGTGGGCGGTGTCGCGCAGTGCCGCAGCGATTTCCGGCTGATCTTGGTCGAGGTAGTCGCGGGCCGCGGCAGCAATCGCCTCGATGGAGAACTCGACACCGATGCGCACCCCGTGCCGGGTGCTCTTTTGCACCGCACCGACGAGGGCCGGGGCGACCATCTTGCGCAGCTGTTCGTCGCTGACGGTCACCGGGCGTCGTCCTTGCTGCTATTGATCCAGCTCGCGAGAACGTCAGTCATGGCCTCGCTCATGGCCTTTGTCGGGTTGTCGGTCTCGTGCGCGGACTTGGCGAAATGGGCGAGCTTGGTCACGACGCGATGCAGGGTGGCGTCATCGATGCCGTCCGTTTCGACGTCGTCGGGCAGCACGTCGAGGCCGCCGAGCTCGGCGATCACGCGCAGCTGGTCGTCGCGCTGGGTGATCTGGCCCTGGTTGAGGAACCCGAACATCGAGTCCAAGAACTGGCGGCGCTTCTGCTCGCTCATGGGTGGCGGCGTATCGGATTGCTCAGTGTCCGGCTCGGACTGAGCACGGGCGGCGCGTTGGCGGTTGCGGGCCGCGCCGGATGCCTTGCGGGGCGCGGACTTCTCGGTGGCCACCGGCGCGCCGGCCTCGATGACTTCGCCGTCGATGATCTCGTGCGGTTGTGCGGCGTCCTCGAACACGATGCCCGAGTAGTCGGCGGGGAACGCCTTGCGCCAGGCCAGCGCCTCGCCACACTTGGCGAGCTGGTTGCCCGGCATCTTTTTCCACATCGAGTTGGGCTGCCACTGGCCATCGCGTTGCACCAGCTGCACGTATTCGGAGTAGGCGACTGTCGCCGAGATGCTGACCCCGTTGACGGTGAGGGTGTACTTGCACGCGACCGGGGTGCCGTCGTCGTTGTCCCAATAGTCTTGCCAGCCAGTGCCCTTGCCGCGGTAGAGGACGTCCTCGTGCCCGACGCGGACGCCCTCGCGGCGGGCCGCGCGGGTGCCGATTACTCGCCACCCGTCGATGCCGACCTGCGCGGTGAACTTGTCGACGTCGCGTTCCTCGATGCGGGTGTTGCCCGTGTCGGGGTTGGTAACGCGCACCTTGACTTTCGTCTTGCGCGACACCAGGTAGACCTGCTTGGTGAACGGGTCGAGGCCGGTGCGGGCGGCGTAGTGGTAGAGCAACCGGAGGTCGGCCTCGGTGGCGTGTTCGAGGCCCATCGAGCGCAGCTGGGTGCGCTGGTCCTCGGTCCAATCGCCTTGCCCGGCACGCAGTGCCAGCGCGCTCGACGCGGCCATGGCCGGCGGTTGCGCCCGGTTCGGGTCGGCTCCGAGGTTGATACCGGTGGTGCGCTCGGCCTCGGTGGTCTCTGGCATGTGTTCCTCTCTCAGGCGATGTGCGGCAGGTCTGCGGGGCCGACGGATTTGACGGGGTAGAACGCGGGTTTCTTGTTCGCGCCCTGCGAACGGCGTTCAGCGATGCGGATCGGGTCGGCGTCGCCGTCCTCTACCACCGCGTATTGCGCGCGCTCCATGCGCTTGAGCAGGAGGTTCTTGTGGTAGGCGAATGTGTCGGTCGCATCCGCGAGACGCTCACGGGCCGTGATGAATTCGTGGGCCTCGTCGAGCGGGATGACCGCGTTGACACCGCGATCGATCTCGGGGTGCAGCTCGCGCAAGCACTGGTATGTCGCCGTGGTGTTGTCGAGCGGGGGCGGCTCGTCACCGGCCAGCGATTCGTAGAACCGCCGGCACTTCTGGATGATCCACGCGGCGAACTGCCGGTCGTAGTCCACGGTGTAGATGCGGTGCTGCAGATAGGGCCCGACGACGAGGAGCTCACCGGCCAGCTCGGTCCACCCCGTGAACAGCATGAGCGCGGTCACCTGGGCGTGGTAATCGTCGGGGAGCTCGCCGTTGAGGTCGTCGCCCCACACCTCAATGTCCTCAAGGTTGCGGGCCAGCTTGAACTCGACGACGCGGCGGCTGGCCCCGCGCACACCGCGGCGGTCGAGCGTGGCCACGACGGGAAACCCGAACTTGTCAGGGTCGACGTGCGCCTGCACTTCATCGGGGGAGAGCAGCCAGTCGGAGCGGTCTCGCCGGTAGCGGGCTGCGGCCAGGTGCTCGACGTCGTGCCCGAGCGCGAATGCGTCTTTCGGCTCCTCGGGCGGCACAAGGCCTTTCATGCGGTGCCACAGGCGGAACGGGCTTTCGTAGCGGCTGACCGGGTCGCCCGGCTCGCCGAGGATCGCGGCGACCTTGCTCGGCGTGATGACACCGCGCCAGGCGTCAGTGCCCGGCTCGATGAACTGGGGATCTCGGCGGGTGTAGAACCGCACGCCCTCGGGGTGCCTCCTCACGATGCGACCCCGGCCATTCGGCGCACCGCGCCGGAATGCTGCGCCGAGAAACGGATCGCGTAGCGGGCCCCGTAGAGCGGGCGGATCATCGCGTGATTGCCATCGCCGCGGCGACGCTCGGACAGGCCTGCACGGTGCAGTCGCTTGGCGAATGTGTTGAGCGAGATATCCAGCGCGGTGGCGATCTCCTCGTCGAAATGCCCGAGATCGCGATGGTCCGCAACGATCTCGGTGAAGTCAGCGGGGACCTGCCGCCAGCGGCGACGGTCAGGGCGCTCGACGCCGACGGGTTGGGCGTTCGGGTCGTCGATGGACCCGGCGACGTCGTCCTCGTCGACTGCCCAGGCCAGGGGAGCGGCGAACCCGTTCTCGCGGCCGAGCTCGCGGGCCTCGATGCTGGTGCCGGGCAACAGGTGCCAGCGCTCATAGAGCTCAGCCAGTTCGGCGGCGAGCTCAGAATCGATGATCTCGGGGCGGCCGAGCGCGATCTCGGCGAGGACCTGGCCGGTGTAGCCGTGCCCGACGGCTGCGGCGATCTCGTAGAACGGATGCCCGATGCGCACGAGTGCCTGCAGTCGACGCACCGGGCCGACGGCGCACACGAACAGCCCGTCGGGGATCGGCACGGCGAGGATGCGCTCGGCGACCGGCCGGGCGATGCGGTGCTCATAGCCGGGGCGGCGCGACTCGCCGCGCTCGGTGTGCTCGCTCAACAAGATTGTGATGCGGCGGGTTTCCAGACCGGCGGCGCGGGCGATGGTGCGGGGAGTGTGCCCGGCATCGATGAGCGTCTGTACATGAGCCCGTGCCGGAGCGGCCGGGATACGTTGAGAGTTGCGGTTGCTATCGTTCGTCTCGAACACGGGTTGTTGGTTCCTCTCGTGATCACTTGAGCGCCGGCCGGCGGCAATCCGGCCGGCGTTTCCTATTGCTCGGGGTGTTCCGCTGGCGGGTTTTGGCCACCGCCAGCGGCCCCGTCCTGGACCTCGGCGCGGTCCGAGGGCGTCTCGTCGTCGCGGTGAGCGACCCACTTGAGCGCGGCATCGATGGCCACCTCGGCGTAGTGCTCAACAGCGCTCGTCGGTGTCCCCGGAGCGGCCGACGCGATTGCAGCGGCGGCGGCGGTGATCGCCTCGCCGAGGTCGTCGGGTGCGGCGTCGAGGAGCTCGCTCAGCCCGCAGACCCGGCAGATCGTCGCGTCGAGGGCGTCGCGGTCAACGAGGTTCGTGACGTTGGTGATCGGCACACCTGCCAGCGGCCGGACGTCGAGGATCGGGTAGTTCGGCCCGGTCAGTAATGAGCCCTCGGGCAGCTTGGCCCGCACCCGCTCGCACAGTTCGTTACTGGCGGCCGGGTCGATGGTCACCAGCAGCGGGCCGGGGTCCGGCGACTGCACGGCGTCGCGAATGTCCTCAAGGACACCGAGCAGCTTGCGCTCGAACGGCTTGAGCGAGGCGGTCGCCTGGGCGTCGAGCCGACGGCGTATCGCGGCCTCGGCCTCGTCCTGGGCCTCTTGCGCCGCGCGCTGCGCAGCGGGGTCGGGTGCGTAGGACATCACTCGCCCCTGATCACACCGGCGAGATCCCGCAGCGCCCGGACCATTGCGACGGCGGCCTGGGCCGACGCGTAGGCGATCTCGTCGCTGACGGTGGTGAGGTCGTCGCCGTCGATGTTGTTGAGGAAATGCTCGGCGGTGGCGAGGTTGTCAGGCTCCAT